GGCCAACGTCTCGCAGATCAACGTCACCGCGATGGCCTGCACCGATGTCGTGGTGATCCCGACCAAACCCTTGCCCGGCGAGATTTGGTGCGCCGAGCCGATCCTGGACCTCTTTGACCAGGTATCGGTGCTCCGCACTCACGCCAAAGCTGTCTTCCTGGTCAACCAGGCCGCCCGGACATCGCTCGCCAAACGCACCACCGAACTGCTGGAGCAAGCTCGCATTCCCACGTTGAAGACCGTCTCTCGCGCGCGCGCGGCCTGGGACGAAGCAATGACCCATGGCCTGACCGTCTTCGAAGTCGAACCCAACGGGCCGGCCGCCGCCGAGGCACGTGCCCTTTACTCCGAACTACTGGAAATCTCATCATGAAAAAACCGAAAGCACTGTCCCTGTCCCCGCCGCCAGCCGACCCCAAGCAGATCGAAGCGCTGCTTGACCTTAATTCGTTTCCTTCCGGCGTCCCGGAGGAGCCGCGCGAGCGCCGCAAGACCGATCCCGGCGCCCCGCTCCCTTGGAACAACGACGAGTATCTTCCCGACCTGCCCAAGGGGCAGAACTTGATGCTGCACCCCGAGCTGTACGCCAAGATGAAATGGCTGACCCGTAACGTGCCCCAGCTGTCGCTGCAGAAAATCATCAAGGTCGGCACCGAGACCGAAGTACAGCGCCTGCTGGACGAGCATTACTACAAACGTTCGTGAGAGAGTTTCTGCTGGTTGCTTATTGAACACAACCTGCAGTATCATCTCGGGAACAACCCGGTTTCCGAGAGGAAGTTTGTATGTCGATACATATCCGTTGGACTGATAGTGAATGGCTGTTCTTTGCGATGGAGCTAGCAAAAATCCGGCCGGAGGTTCTACGGCCGGGACGCTACATCGCCAACCTGGAATCGCTCCGCGCGGCCATGGCAAAGATGCCGCCGGAGCGTCAACGGCCCTTCCCCGAAAGAGGCGGCCTGAACGGATTCCGAGACAAACTCCAGCAGATCTATGACGACCTGCGCGCCTCTCTGTCGGACGACCCTGAATTCATGGCTGCATACTCTGCCGAGTCAAACAGACCTCAAGTCCAAGCACAAACCACTACTTCCTCAGACGACGAGGACTGGCGTCACAAACCGCGCACCAAGTGGCGCAACGACGAGTACGATGCGATGGCGCGCGTCATGCTGGCCAAGCGGCCAGACATCACAACCGACGATCTTTCGCTTCATTCAGTGCGCGAAGCGATGGAAGCCGCGATCGAGCCACCCCGCCAGCGGACGCTCTACTCGATCACGCCGCTGCGCCACCACTTTGAAGATGCCTTCGCCCGGGTACGGGCAGAACCTAAGCCCCTGGCGGTGCCGCCGCCGCCGCAATACGGCCCGCTGCGCGACGTCACCCCAGTACAGCAGGACGCTACCCAGTACAGTACTGGACCGTATGACGACGAGGACGTGCCGCTCACCTACGAGCAGCTCGACCATACGCAGTGGGAGCCGCACGAATGGCGCCTGGTGGCCGAGGAACTGAACCGCCGCTATCCCGAGGCGCAGTTCCGGCACGACCCCGAACTCACGCAACTGACCCCCGAGAAGCTGATGGTGGCGCAGCGGGTGCTGCCGCCGAAGCGGCGGCGCATGGGCTTTTTCGGCCTGACCCGCCCCAAGGATGCGCTGTGGGAAGAGTTTTCGAAGATGCCGGGCGCGGCCACTATCACGGCGGTTCCGGCGCCGACGTCGGTGCCGGAACCCGAGGACGAGGAACTGCCGCCTCAACCGCCTGCCGCGCCCCCGCCCCAAGAGGCCGCCTTGCAGGCGCCCGCCAATCAAGCGCAGCAGCAGGCGCCGGCCCCGCTGTTCGCGCCCGCGACCATGGTCCACAACGGTGTGGATCCGCTGCGCGCCGCGCTCACTGACATGGCCAAGATTTTTGCCGACGCCTTGGCGCAAAGTCTACGGCCTGTCCTGCGCGAACTGGTCGTCGAGCTGCGGGCTGCGCCAGCCGCCCCTGCAGCCACACCAGCCCCCGCAGCCCCCGCAGCGCCTGCCGTGCAGCAGCCGACCACGGCCCCGGCGCCCCCTGCGATGGCAACGCCACCTGCGGCCAACCGTGTTGTGGAGCAGCCGCCCGCCCCCCCCACGCCGCCGCACATCCATCGCCCCCCCGCCCCCAAGCCGCACATCGAGCCCCCGCCCCCGAAGAAGGCGGCACCGCCGGCAAAGCCATTGGTGGGTATCGTCGGCGCCCAGCCGATTCAGGAGCGGATGCTGGAGGCGTCTTACCCGCAGCTCAAATTTGAGTTCGGGGACAAGCACCAGAAAATCGGGCCGCTCATCAACTCGCTGCGCAACTGCGTGCGCGTGATCGCGATGGGGCAGTACATGACCAAGAGCCACCTGGACGGACTGGCCGACCACTTCAAGCACCGCTTTGCAAAGGTCATGGGGTCCGGCAGCTCGGTCAAGCACCAGCTCGATCTGTGGCTGCACCAGGGCGTGCTCAACGAGCACTACGTGGCCAATGGCGATGACGGTGAGGAGTAATAAAGCTTCCACGCCAAGACCGCGCCCGCAGTTCATCGTGAAGATCACGCGCCCGCGCGGCCCCGGTGCCCTGCGCGCAGCGCGCGTAGTGACTAGCCAGAGCGGGGAGTTCTTGGCCGTGCTGCCCGCCCAGCTCGGGCCGCGCATGCGGCTGGGCCAGTTCACCATATGGGCCTGGGCTGGCTTCCGCGAAGACGGCGGGCTGGTGCTGGGCAAGCCGCGAACTTTTTGAGACTGGATTGATGTCGAACTGCACCCTTCCCCCCAAGCTGCAGCCGCTGGTTGACACCCTGCTGCGCGATGTGCGCCGCATGCTCGCTGAGCGCGGCGAGGTCCCGGCCACGATGTTCCTGTTCGGTGACGAGCTGATCGTCCATGAACTGAACACCGACACCGAAACCGCCAAGGACATCGACGCGCTAATGCTGCGCCATTTGGCCAAGTTACACCATTGCGACGCCGCCGTGCTGGTGGCCGAGGGCTGGACCCTGCCCCCGCATCTGCAAGGCCAGCGCGAGGCCATCTGTGCGCGCTACGGCTCCGTGTCCGCATGCCCCGATCGGGTCGAGATCGTGTTCCTCGGGATCGAGTCGCGCGAGGGCAACTACCTGGTCGAGGCGCCCCTGGTGCGCAAGGGCCGCGCCGTCACGCTCGGAGAACTGAGCGTGTCACAACCAGATGGCGAGGGCCGGTTCCACAAGATCCTGCCCCCGCTGTAGGCTCAGTCCTCCCCGAATTTCTTGGGCGGGCGCGGCACGTAGCCGCGGCCGGCGCCACGGATCACCTGGCGCACCTGGCTCGGACTCATCCCGGCCGCGTGCATGCGCCGGATCACGTCTGCCTTGTCGTCGGCGTCCCGGAACTCCTGCCGGAACTTCTTGATCAAGCCTGGCATCTGGTGCGCCACCTCCTCGCTCTGGATCTGCTCGTCGGACTTGGTGATGTAGCCCGGCGCCTGTGTGATGCCGATGAACGCCGGCGAGAACACGTAGCCGGCCAGCGACAGCTCTTCGCCCTTCGACTGCTGCTGCTGCTGGTAGCTGCGCGCCGAGAACGGCATGAACTGCTGCAGCAGGTACCCCGCCTCGTCCTGCAGCTGCTTGAGCGCCGGGTCGCCGGGGCTGCGGATCTTGGCGCCGTAGAAGTCCTCGTTCTCCAGTACCTGGCCGATGGTGGACAGCAGCGGGTGCATTTTATTCTGCAGCGTGTGGGTCGGGTTGGCGCCGTACTTCACAAAGCCGCTCAGGTCGTGGCCGTACTCGTACACGTCTTTCATGTACGACGGCAGCGACTTGCGGCTGGGCGCGCCGGCCGTGGTGGTGCCGCCGTCACGCGGGAAGAACACGTCTTTCAGTTCCTTCGGCCCCTCGCCGGTGTACAGGTACTGCAGGATCGCGCCGGCGATCGCGGTCAGGAACACCAGGCCGAAAACGTAGCCGGTGCGCGGCGACAGGCCGTTCTGGCGAATGTCCTTGAGCCGCAGGCTATCGGCCACGCCGCCGCCCAGCTCCCGGAAGGTGCCGAAGTTCCAGCCGACCGAGCGCACCAGCACGTGCAGCCCGTCCTTCAGCGCGCGGTTCCAGAAGATGTTGTCATACACCATTTCGCCCATGCGGTTGTCCACCGAATCCCACAGCTTGCCCATCGTGGCGCGCTTTTCCTGCAGCGTCATGTTCGGGTTGCGCTGCAGGGCGTCCTGCGCCATATCGAAGAACACGCCCAGCTTCTGGCGCGGCACCAGCCATTCGAAGATCGGCTTGTTCATCAGATCGAGCACGCGCGGCAGGAATTTCAGCGTCGCCTCGCCGTAGCGCTTGGTGCGCAGCGCCTGCTTGAACGCGTTGACGGCCGTGTTACGGTAGAACTCGTCCATGCGCACGCGCCCGCCGCCGGCCGTCAGCGCCTCCACGATCACGGCCATATCCGGGTCGTTCAGGTGGCCCAGGTAGGCGCGCAGCAGGCGGTCCCCCTTGTACAGGTTCAGGAACGGCTGCGCCGGGGAGACGCCCAGCGCGATGTTGCCGGCGCCCCGGATGATGTCGCCGCGGCTGACCTGCTGGAACCCCAGCGCGACGCGCGAAACCATGGCGTCCATCGTGGTAAAACCGAGGTGGAACGCCGACAGGCCAAGCTGCACCGCGTTCATCATGTTGCCGATCGAGCGGAACAGGTCGAATGCGCCGATGCCGGTAAGTCCCTTGGACAGGTGGTTGTTGATCAGGGTCGCGGCCGGCTCGGGCGCGTAGTAGTCGCCGCGATCGACAAAGCCCTTCTCGACGGCCGAGTACTGGCGCACCTTCGCAATCTTGTCGTTGATCTTGACCCAGCCCACCGGGGGCTTGGCGCCGAACCGGACGAAGCGGGCAAACCCGGCCAGCTTCATCTCGGCGAAAATGCGCTGGCCATAGATATAGCGGTCCATCTCGCGCGCCTTCAGCAGGGTCAGCTCGACCGGATTGGTGGTGATCGGCGTCAGGCCGGCCGCCAGGCCCGCCGCGAACGTGTCGTAGGTGCGCTGCTTGAGGAAGTCCTTCTTGCCCTCCAGCGAGCGGCGCCCGAAGAAGTCCATGGCGCTGCGTTTCTGCTTCCAGATATGCGGGAAGTAGTTGGCGTTGAAGTTCTCGAGTTGGCCCTTGCCCAGCGCGATCACCGCGTCGCGGCGCTCGTCCAGCAGCTTGCGCAGCGCCGTGGCGGCCTCGGTCAGCTTGGCATTGCCGTGCGGCGCCCCGGCTTCCATCTGCGCGATGAACTGGTAGCTGTCGGCCACCGGCAGGCGGTCGAACATCGCCGCGAACTGCTTCAGGTGGTCGAGGGCCAGTTCACGCTCGCGCGCCTGCTGGCCCAGGTTGGCGCGGATGATCCCGGCCATTTCCTCGGCCACCGGCCCGCGCGAGGCCGGCACGAACACCTTGCGTAGCGAACCGCCGATCGGGGTTGACGGGATCTTCGTGACCTCGACCCCGACATACGGGCTGTACCCGTCGCGCATCTTGTTCCAGGCCTCGAAGCGGTCCGCGTTGGCCAGCATGTGGGGGTGGAGCTGGGTGCCGTCGCTCTCCATCACCGCCTTCAGGCCGGCCAGCACCGCCGCGTCCGACTTCTTGCCCAGCCAGCCTTTCACCTTCTCCCACAGCTCGCGCAGCCACTGGCGCGCACGCGCCACCCACGACTTGCCGGCCGCCGCAAAGCGGTCGCCCAGAATCCGGGTCGCGTTCTCCGCCCAGAATTCGGAGGCGTTGGTGAACTGGTAGTGTTCGTCCTTGTTGAGGGTGCCGTCGCGGAACGCCTGCTGCGCCCGTTGGCGCGCCTCGGGGTCGCCCATCGAGGCGGCGATCAGGTCGGCCAGCGCCGCCTGCTGCTCGGGCGTGGCCGTCATCAGGAACCGGGCCATCGTCCGCGCGTATTCGCGCAGAATCCCCTTGCGCACCTCGGCGGGCATCATGCGCTCGGCGTGGTGCAGGATCTCGTGGACCGCCGTGCCGTCGTTGGCGCCGGCCGTGAACAGCGAGATCACCCGGCTGAACGGGTTGTACTCGCCCGCGCTGCCGCGCCCGCTCTCGCCGCGGATGCTGATACCCAGGTCGTGCGCCAGGTTCGGGTTCTGGTCCAGCGCCCACAGCGCGAACTTGACCGTCTCCGGGTCCAGCTCGCCCTTGCGGCGCGCGCGGATCAGGCGCTCGCGAATCCACAGCTCGCCGCGCTCGCGTTCGGTCCATTCCTTGATTGCCTTGCGCGTTTGCTTGGTCTCGTTGCGGTCCTCCAGATCCTTGATCAGGTCCGACACGGCCAGCGCAAATTCGGCGTCGGTCAGCTTGCCGGCTTCGCGCTTGGCCTTCAGTTGCTTGAGCTTGGCCAGCGTGGCCACCCGCTTCGGTTCCGGCACCGTGGGCGGCGTCCATACGAGCTGGTCGCGCCCGCCCTGCGGGGGTCCGGTGTCGTCCGGCAGATCCTGCATCACCTGCTCCGGGTCGCCCAGGATCTGGCGCGCCTCGTCCTTCATCGAGGGCGCCGCGTACAGCGCCGTCTTCTTCATCAGCGCATCAAGCGCCTGCACCACGCGGGCGGCCGGCACGTCCACCTGCATGAACCGGCCTTGGGTCACGAAGTCGCCGGTCACGACCAAGAGCGGCTTATCCAGGAAGTACTTGCCGCCCGCCGCCTTCGACTTCGGCACGCGAATCGTGATCCCGCCGCGCCCGTCCGGCACCACCCGCACGGTCTGGTCGCGGTTGGCGATGCCGATGTCAGTAATCGCCGGGTTGGTCGACTCGCGCAGGAACTTGGCCGCCGCCGCGGCGGTGGGCAGCGGATAGTCGTTGGCCAGGTTGAGCGCCGGGTCGAACGACCGGGGCAGCAGGATCCCCTGCGCGATCGTGCCATCGGCCTTCGTGAAGTGGATGATGGTGCCGCGCGTGCCGCGCAGTTCGCCATAGGCCGCCAGCAGGTTGCCTGTGATGATCTTGGCCGTGTCGCGCTCGTTCGTCGCGCGCACTGCGAACATCTTGCCGATCGTGAGCGGCCCGACCGGCCCCTCCCCGGTCACCTCGATGCGCGCCCACTGCGTGGCCGGCAGCGTCACCTGGCGCAGCGCGCCGTTCAGCGCAAGCGTCACCTGCACCTTGCTCATCGCGTACGGACTGCCGGTTCCCTTGTGCGTGCTGCGGATATTGGTGATCACCGCATTGTAGACCTCGCCGTTGATATCGACGCGCCAGGCAGTCCCGATCTTGTGGTCGTACACGAAGTCCTGCACGCGGGTGCCGCCCGGCGGCAGCGGCGCCCTTGCCAGGCTGTTGGCAAAGTCCGATACGGACGGCTGTTTGCCGGATGCATACCACCCGCGTGCGGTGGCCGCCATCATGGTGATCGTATCTTCGCTATACCCGGCCGCCTTCAGCGCGGCCCGGTAGCGCTCCTCGTCGTACGTCTCTCCCAGCCCATTGCGCGCGCGTGCTTGCACGATCCCGTCGATCCAGTCGGCGCGCATCTTCGCCACGATCGCCTCGGCATGCTGCAGCGAGGTCTGGCCGTTCAGGTTCCCGGTGATCTCGGCGGTGATTTCGTCGGGCGTCATCGGCTTGCCCTGCGCCTTGATCGAATATTCGCCGTACACCGCATCTTCGCCAAACGGCGTGCTCGGGTCGCGCCCCTGGTACATGACCTGCGACCTGGTTTCGCGGGCGTCCAAGTCGAACGTGCGCGGCTCCAGGTCGTTCTGGTTGGTCCTGTTCAGGTATTCGATCAGGGTCTCGTACTGGTCCTCCAGATCGGCGTACACCTGCTTTTGCACTTCCACCGGCAGCAGTGCCAGGCGCCCGGTGGCCTTGCGCGCGACGTCGGGAACCGCGTTGCCTTTGGCGTCGAGCGGATCGAGGATATTCAGGGAACGGCTCAATTCGAAGTTGTCGGCCAAATACTGGCCCACCACCTGGTCGCCGTACTTGTTGAGCATGTCCAGCGCCTTGACCGAGGTGGCCGACTCGGTATTGCTGGACGTGTTCGCGTTCAGCGACTTCATTTTCTTGGCCAGCAGCGCGGTCGGGCGCTTCTCGCTCGGCAGGTTCACGCTCAGCACATCATAGGATGGCTTGACCACTTGGCCGGTGCGGTTCGGGCGCCCCAGCATCTGCATAAACACATTGATATCCTGCGCCGGCTGCACCACGATCATGTGGCGCGCGCGCTGGTCGGCAAACTTCTCCGACGCGTGCAGGCTGATACCCGTCGACCCGGCCACATTCAGAATGATCGCGTCCAGCGTGCCGCCGTTGAAGGCGCGCGTGGTCGCGGTCTTGTCGTTGCGCTCGTGCTCCGGGACGGCGGCCAGCTTCGGCTCCTTGCCGCTGTAGTCCACCGCCAAACCGCGCCCGGTAATCTCGGCCACCGTGTAGCCTGCGGCGGTCAGGCGGTGGCGCATCCAGTCGATCGGCGACACCGGGATATCCCCGATATCGAGGGCGTCGATCACGCTTTGCGCCTCTACGTACGCGCGGCGCGTCACCGGATCCAGTTCGGACAGCGGGATCGAGCGCTTGGGCAGCTTGTTGCCCCGCTCATCTTTTTCCTGAACGTAGCGGGTGCGTTCCAGCGCGCGCGACAGCACGTTGCGGTAGTCGAAGCGGCCCAGCTTGTCCCCGGCCCGCAGCATGTTCTCTTGGGCGTAGTTGGCCAGGAACGACCCCATCGTGTTTTCCAGCGCAATCAACGGTTTCTTGCCCGCCTTGAGCGCCGCGATCGCTGCGTCGGCCGCCGTATCTGCCTTCAGCCCGAGCAACAACTGGCGCACAAAGTTATGCACCACGCTGGAAAACTCGATGTGGTCCACGCTGGCCTGCGCCTCGTTGCCGGCCGCCTCCGCCGTCGCGCCGGCCGCCGCCAGCTCGTCCTGAAGCGCCTTGAAGTAGTTCTCGTGGAACATCCTGTCGGCTTCGACAATCGCGCGCAAGGCCGACGTCACCTTGTCCGCAGTCGCCTCGTGCTGGTCGGTGTGGGCGACGTCCGTGCGGGTCTTGAACTCGATCCCGGCGAAGCTGCGCTCGCGCCGGAACATTTGGCCGGCCGCGACCAGGTTGTTCGACACCACCGTCTGCAGCGCCAGGCCGCCCGCCGCCATCGCGTTTTGCAGGGTATCGTCGTCCTGAATCGCGTCGCCAATGTCGGTCTTGAAGTACAGCGGCATGTTGTCCGGCCGCTTGGCGAAGGTGGCAGACAGGTACACCACGCCTTTTGCCGGCCCCAGCACGCCAGTGATGAAATGGCCGGTGTTGGAGTCCCCGCCCGCGTTGTGCGACTCGTCCAAGATGAAGACGGCGCGGTCGGCCAGCGCCGTGATCACATCGCGCTGCAGGTTGGCCACGTTGATCTGCGAGTAGGTCGAGAACAGCGCGTTGCGCCCCTCCGGCAGGCGCCCGGTATCGACAATCTGGCGCAGCACGTTGCGGTGCTCACCGGCCTTGTTGGCGTACAGCTTCTCCCCTCCCGGTCCGCTGATCCAACGGTCCACGTTCATGATCAGCGGCTCGATATCGTCGCTGCCGATATCGGCCAGGTCGCCGTACATGTCGCTGAACAGCTCCGGCTTGTACGAAAAGAAGATCGGTACGTGACCGTTCTTGGCGGCCCAGCGGATGATCGAGGCGGCCTGGCGGCCCTTGCCGATGCCGGTCTGGTCCGCGATCACCACGGCCTTGCCGCGGCCGATCTGGTAGATCGCGGAGGCCACCGAATCGACCTGCAGCCCCATCAGGGCCTTGTGCAGCGCGTCGGTGTCCGGGTAGCCCAGCTCGCGCGCGGCGTAGGCGTCGATATCCCCCACCGCGTCTTCCAGCCGGTCCAGCGCGTGCTGCAGTGGGTCGGCCATGTTCTTCGGGATCAGAACATCGCGGTCCTTGACGGCCGAGCGCGGGGTGTAGGGCACCTGGTACGGGTTGTCCAGATCGGCGTCCTTCTCGGACGCCTTCTGGCGCTCGCGCCCGCGCACCTCCTCCACGAAGCGCACCACGTACTCACGCATGCGCGCAGTTGTCTGCGCGCCGAAGCGCTCGCGCAAAGCCTTGATCACGGCCCGCATCGCTTCCCTGATGTCGGACCACGCCTCTTTCAGGTGCGCGATGGCCTTCTCAAAAAGTGGTTTGGCGCGGGCGTAGGTCTCCTCGTTGAAGACCGGGCCGGACCCGAGCGAGCCGGGGTCAGAAAACAGTTTTCCCAGGGCGTCGATCGCTTCATCGAACGCCTTGGCCGAATTGCGCGCGGCGCTTGCTGCGGCCTCGCTGGCCGGGCGTGGCGGGCGCTCGCGCGGAGCGGCGGCCGGCGCGCGGCCCTTGCCCCCGCCACCACCTTTCCCGCCCCCGCCAACGGCAGATTCCGCGCCGCTGGGCGCGAGTTTGGCGTCCTCCTCGGCCATGATCTCGTCGAACATGGCCCCCAGGTCTTCGTCGCCGGCTACAGCATTTCTTCCAGAATCTCCCGCAGCGAGATCGGTTCCGGCGGCGTCGGTCGCGCCCCCGGCTGGTTCTCCAGATTCCAGTCGATCAGACGCAGGAGGTTCAAGATCACCTCGCTGTTGGCCAGTTGCGCCGGCCAGGCTTTCATCGGCTCCGTCGCCGCGATGGTCCACAGCTCCGGCGCGCCTTCCGCCGACATTTCCATTGCCGCCTGCGCCTCCTTCGGGTCGGCCTGAATCAGCTTGCGGAACTTTTGTTCCATCAGCGACAGGTGGAGTTGATAGTCCATCGCCTGCTCGGGGTTTGCTTCCACGGTCAGGGCTGCGCGTTGCGTTTCGGTCATCGGACTTCGCGGCGTCCAAAGCCTTGGTGTACTGGTCATATACCTCGCTCCACGTCATGGCGCGCGGGATTTCCCCGGCGCGGGGTGACACCTTATTCGACGCCACGCGGCCATTAATCGAAATAACACGGACCGGCCAGCCTGCACCTTGGCGCTGATACAGGCCGCCGTCCACTTCGAAATGTCCAGTGACATTGTAATGGCTGTACAGCCAATTCATGAAAATGCGGTCGTCGGTACTGACGCCGCCCGCCACTTTATCGGCGCCGAGAATCAGCACGGCGCGGCCGTCATCCTTCATTGCATCGAGCGCACGCGCCGCAATCAAATGGTCAATCTTGCCAATCTTGTATCCGTCAATCGCGCGCTTTTCGGTTTTGCCGCTGGCGTTTTTAATCGAGCCAAAAGGCGGGTTGGCAATAACCGCATCGACCGGATAGCCGGCGTGGCGCAGGTTTTCGGTCGTCGCGTCCTTCTCGGACGGGTTGAAGCCCAGCCGGCGCAGCAGCGCGGCGCGCTCCGGGTTGAGTTCGTTTGCGGTGACGTTCTTCGGGTCGGCGCCGATCAGCAGCATGCCGGTGCCGGCGGTCGGCTCCAGCACCTTCGTCTTCGGCCCGATCCCGGCCAGGCGCGAAGCCAGGTACGCCAGCGGGGCCGGCGTGCTGTAGGCCTGGTTGGACACGCTGGTACTGGTGCGCACGTTCAGGTTGGGCTGCGAGTTGTACAGGCGCAGCAGCACGTCGAAGGTGCTGCGGTCGCCCTCTTTCTTGGCCACGATGCCGCGCGCCACGCTCACGATCGCCGCCTCCAGCTCCTCCTGCGCCTGTTTCATGCGCGCCGGGGTCACTTCCTTCTTGGTGAAGTCCGCGACGATCTTGCGCAGCGCCGCGTTGTCCTTCGGCATTTCATTGGCCAGGATCTTGTCGCGCAGGTGCTCGACCAGCGTTTGCGCCGGCTTGGCGCCGCCCTTCGGTTGGTTGGCGAAGGCCTCTTCGATGATCCGGCGTGCGATGTCCTTGGCGTGCTCCAAGGTCAGCACGCCCTTGTACATCACCCCGGCGCGCTCGTTCGACCCCCAGCTGCCGTCAGCATTGGGAACGGGCGTGCGCACATTGATGATGCCCCCCGGCTCGCCGTAGATTGCCTCGTAATTTGCCGGATTGAATGCTCCCGACAATGACACCGGCATATCCTTACCGTAAGGGGTATCCACCTTGAACTCGGCAAAGCGTGCGAACAACTTATGCGTCGGCTGGTACAGCGAGTCCGGCGACACCTTGATCGTGGCGGGGTCGACTTCCGGCTTCTCCTTCTCCTTCTTGGCCTTGGCCGCCTTCTCGGGCTTGCCGCCCGGTGCGCTCTCCAGCACCGTGATCGGCTTCAGCACCGACATTTCGGGATCGCCCCAAATCCGTTCGACCGCGTAGGGCTTCCCGTCGCGCAGGACAACATCAATCCGGTGCGACTGGAACGGCACCCAGCGGTCCGCCTTGCCGTTCTCATACCGCTGAGCGGACACATGGGTCCGCCCCCCCGGCGCTTCCGGCAGGCCGTCAGCGCGGGGTTTGTATACCACCGTCTCGGTCATGCCGGCGATGTGGAAGAACGGGACCGGCATGATGGCTGCAGCGCCCTTGCGCAGCTCGTCCTCGGTCGGATGCGGGACCACCAGCTGGCCTTGTTCGCGCAAGATCTCGCGCTTGCGCATGATCGACGCTTGCAACTGAGCCGTATGCGTAGCGAGAAGGTCTTCCGGCTCGGCGGGCATCACGTCCGGCTTCGGCGGCAGGTTCTTCAGCCAGCCTTCCAAGGTGCGCTTGATGCTGGCCTTGGTCATGGTCGAGCCCCAGCGGTGCTCGGCATCCCCCAGCAGTTCTACCTCGCCGTTCGGGTGCACCGCCATCTGCGCCCCGTTCGGCAGGTCGAGCCGGGTGTCGCCATCGCTGTGCTTCTTGAGCTTGTAGGCATCCGGCCGGGTGCGCAGCGTTTCTTGCACCTTGGCCGCCAGCGCCTCGGGGATCTCGATGTTCGGCAGACCGGGCGTCTTCCAGTCCAGCAGGCGCTTGAACGTGTATTTGGTGTGCGCCGGTGCCTTGGCCTCCCGCTCGCGTTCGATCTTGGCGATCTCGGCGTCGATCTCTTGCCGCAGCTTTTCGCCAAACGCATCGCTTTCCGAGCGACGACGAGCGCGGTTGGCCTTGAGCTGCTCATCCGGCAGTGTGGTATCGGCGTCCTCGCGCAGCATGTCGCTCGCCACTTTCAAAGCCTGATCGAGCGTCGGGGTTTTGTACTCGTCCTCCCACCCCCACTTTTTGTTAAGGTCGACGCGCGTCAGGCCGTGCGGGCGCAATTGCCAATGATCCCCGCTCATTCCCATTGCATTGAGCTGGATGAACGGCGCCTGGTTGTCCGCGCGCAGCGCCAGGTTCACCCCCATTTTGCCGGGATGGTCCACCTTGACCAACCCGTACTTCTCCCCGGCCTTGGCGATGCCGTTTTCCCACGCGCGCTTGGCCTCGATCGCCTTAAACCCTTTTTCAATTGCGTCCGGCCCGGCCTCCTTGATGTGCTTGATCTGCTGCTTGGTCGGGAGATAGCCCTTGCCCAAGCCCATGAGCTCCTGCAGCTCGTGTACATCGTCCGAGGTCAGTGCATTGACCCGCGCCATCAGGTCAGTGCGGCGGTCCTTGGCCTCCTTCTCCGTCTTCGGCTTCTTGCCCTTCAGCGGCTTCCAATCCGGATCGCGTACCCCCGCGCCCAGCGTGATCGGGCGGCTGGTGTCCACCCCCGGATGGGCGCGGGTGTCGATCCCCAGCACTTGGCTGGCGCGGTCTTCATTGCGCTGCACCGCGTCCGGGTTGAGATTCTTGTGCCCGCGTGCCTGCTGGTAGCGGCGCGCGGCCAGCCCCTCCAGCGCCATGTGAATGTCGATGAGCTTCTTGTGCTGCTGCACGGCCTCGGGCGCGTGGCCGTTGTTGACCTGCCCGTACTTGTAGCCCAGCTTGGCCAGCTTGGGGGCCTCTTCGTTCCACCTCGCCACCGCCGCATCCACAATCGGCTTGGGCAGCGTCCCCGCCGTGGGCGACAGCTCGACCAGCTTCTCGGGCGTCATCGGCTCGATCTGGGCCTCTGGCAGCGGCTTGCCTTCGTTGGCCTTGGCCAGCAGCCACTCGGCCGTTTTGCGCTCGCGGAAGGCGGTGTTTTCCTCGGACAGCTTGCCGTTTTTGGCGTCTCCACGCACGCCGCTCTCGATCGCCTTGGCGTAGTCGTCCAGGCCCGCCGCGCGCAGCTCGTCCAGCATCTTCTGGATGCGCGGGGCGAACGGCGAGGCCTGCCAGGTGTCCGCGGCCGGCTTCTCCGCGACAGGGGGAGTCGCGGGCGTCTCCCCCTTGGCCTGTTCATCGAGCGCGGTGCCCGCCTCGTCGAACAGGGGATGACTGATCCCGGCGCCGTTGCGCAGGCCGCCCTCGTCCACCAGGTGGGTCACGTAGTCGGCCGTCTTGTCCGGCCCCAGCAGCGGCAGGAAGGTCTGCGTCAGGCTCTGGCGCAGTTCGTCGAACTTGCCCTTGTCGCCGCTGCGATAGGCCTCCATGAACTGCTGCTGGGCGTCGAGCAGCTGCGCGGCCAGCTGGTCGTGCCCCTCCGGCTGGTCTCCGGTCTGGTCGGCGAACGCGGCGCGCGCCTTGGCGTCAGCCGCCTGCTGCTCGGGCGACAGGCCGGCCGCAAAGTTATCGTCCAAGGTCGGTTCGACCCGGCCATCCCCGGCCGCCGGGGTCTCGGGCGCCTCCCCCATGGTCGGCTCGGCGCGCGCGCCTGACGGCGGTTCGGCGCCATTCGTCAGGCGCGGCGCCGTCATGCTGGGGCGGCGGCCCGTCCCATCGCGGCCGGCCAGGTCGACAAAACCCTCATCGGCCAGTTCATCGTCCAGCGTGCGCGCGCGCGGCTTTGCCTCGGATGGGGTCAGCGCAATACCGAGCGCACGCGGCGAGCGCAGGGCAGCAAAACCGCCCGCCGCCACCTTCATGTCCTCCGGGTCGAACCATGGATTGTCATTCTTTTGCCCGGCCAGCAAGTCGGTGCCCTTGTCGAGAGCCGTATTCGCCGCCGAAAAGGCCACCCCCTCGGCACCCGCCGCGCCGAGCTGCTTGGCCGCCGCCCCCACGCCGGCCGCGCCTGGTTCGGCTGCCTTGCCGAGCAGCGCGGCGGTCCCCTTGGTCGCGACAGTCGGTGCCGCCAGCAGGACCGAGGCCACTTCCAGCGCATGGGCCGCCGCCAATCCGGGGCTTTGGCCCTGCGCGATCTTGGCCTTGTAGGTATCCCGGAACGCCGGGATGGCAAACAGCCCCGCGTTCGAAAACAGTTGCCCCACCAGTGCCTCGGGCGCCGCCAAGGCTGGCGACACCCCGCCCACCATCCCGGCCACACGGTTCGGGATGGTTTCGCCACCGACGTCTTCGCGCAGCCTCTTGGCGACGTCGGCGCGGGCCTTGTCCCACTTCGCCGCCTCCTCGTCGTTCCCGATCATCGCGTTATAGGTGGCCAAAACCCCCATTGCCGTGTTCAAGTACTGCCCCACGGCGTTACCGGCCAGTTCGGCCGGGATCGCATGGCCACGGTTGCGCGGCGCCCAATTCTCCGGATCCGGGGGCGTGTAGCCTGGCAGTGGCGGGACGATCGCGGGCACCTTCTCGCTGTGCCTCTGCAGTTTTTTGGTCAGGCGGGCGTTGAAGAACTCCTCGGGCGACGGGACGGGCTGCTTGGAACGGTCCTGCGCGCGCTCGGCCCGCTCCTTCGAGCGTGCCGCCTGCGCCTGGTCGTATTGGGCCATCGCCACCGCAAACGCGTCCTGGCTGGCCTGCGGGTTATTCGCCAGGAACTGACGGGCGTAGTCGTCCCGCTCCATGCTGGCATTGAAGTTCTGCGCCGGGCCAGCGGTGCGCCGCATCTGCGCCATGTACTCGGGCTGCACGGACGGGCGCGCCGGTTTCCCATGGTGCGTGGCCCAGCGATACACGTCTTCGCCGGCCGACTTCAGCCCGCCGATCACCTTGTCCATCAGGCTGGGCGGCTGGTAGTCGGCCGCGCGGCTCTGCTCCATGAAGGCCGCCTTGGCGGCTTCCAGCTGGCCTGGCGCGAGGCTGGGCGCCACGTACGTGTTGAAATACTCGGCGCGCGCCACTTCGCGCAGCGGCTCGCTCAGGGCCTGGAACGCATCACGCTTCGTCACCTCGGCCCAGGTCGGCCCCTGCGTGGGCGCCGCCTCGGTCGGCGCCGCCTCGATCGGCGTGTCGCCGCCTTGGCCCAGCCGGCGCATCACGCTGGCCACATACGCCGAAACCCGCGTGCCGTTGCCGTCGCGCAGATCCTGCTTGAACGGGCTGTGGGTGCCGATGTTGCCTTCGCCAGAGAAATAACCGGCCGCCATCTTGGCCGGGTCGCCGCCCGCCTTGTCGTACAGGTAGTCCACATAGCGCTGCGCGACGCGGCGGTTATCGGCGGGGTTGGTGATGACTTCGCCCGGCCGGGCGAAGCGCGAGAAGGTGCCGGGCATGACCTGCCCCGGCCCGATGGCGCCATTCACGCTCTTGCCGATCCGGTCGTTGCCGCCGCTCTCCTGCTTGATGATGGCGTTGTAGACGGCGTTGACGACCGAGGCGCGGTCGCTCAGGTCGATGCTGGCGGGGCTATCGTCCTCGCTGTCCGGCTCCGGTGCCGGCTCCAGTTTCGGTTGCACGTCCCCCAGCCAGCCCGTCTCGGGAGCGCGCGGCTTGCCCTGTTCGTTGTCGTTGAGCCAGCCAGTCGCCATCGTCATTGCCCCCGCGAGTTGAGTCCCCTGATTCTCGCGGGCGGGCGATTATTCGACTGTCATTTGCCGATCACCGACTTGATGATGCTCTGCGTCTTCGGGTCCAGCCCTGACAGGCCGGGGGAGGCCAGCGGCGGCAGGCCAACCGCAGCGCGGTTCTGGTTGATGTAGCGCATGCGCTCCTCGTCGGTCTTGGCAGCGGGAAGGCGCCAGTCGTTGGCGCTCAGGCGCGTGGCCATGGCCTCCGGGTTGGCATGGATCATTCGCAGCGCCTCGTCCACCGAGGGCACCGGCTTGCCACGCGCCTTGGCGTCTTCCTGCAGCATGCGCACCAGGTCGCCCTGCACGCCGCCCAGGCCCTTGCCGCCCACGCCGCCCCTGCTACCCGCGCCGACCGTCTTCTTGTTGCTGGTCAGCGGGGTCGCCCGGCCCCCGTTCACCTGATACAGGTTCTGGCCGTCGCTGAGCGTCATGACCTTGCCCATCCTGTTGTAGGCGGTCGCCATCGCGGACGCCGGTTGCCGCATCAGCACCTTGCCGGACTTGTCGCGGATTACCAGCATCTTGTTGCCATCGGCGTCCGTCTCGCCCTTGGCGCTGCCGATCTGCTTGCCGGCCAGCTCGGGGAAGGTCAGCGGCATCTTGTCGGCGGCGAACTGCAGGCGCCGGACCGAACTCGAGAAATCGCCGTCCGGGTGCTCGCCGTACAAGTGGCCGAACATGTTGTCGCGGATCGCGTCGGCGTCGGCCTGGCCAGCGGCGACGGCGGCCTCGATCTTCTGCGCCATGCCCTCGTGCTCGGCGTCGGCGGCCATCCTGCCGGTGGTGGCCTTGACCCCGGCCGTCTTCGCGTTGACGAGTCCCGTATCGGCCTGTTCGCTCGCGGTTTGGTTCAGCACCGGCTGGATCGTAGCGGCATTGTCGGCCGCGCTTTGCGCGGTACGCTGCCTGGTCAGCGCAAGCTCGGTCTCTCCCGGCTGCAGCTCGATTGCGCCATCGGTCTGCAGACCCTGCAGGTTCAGGGTTTTGCGCGCGTTAGCGGTGCGCTGATCACGCAACGACGCATCGGCTTCCCAGTTGGCGCGCAAGTAGTCGCGCTGCGCCTGCAGGAATTCCTCGTCGCGCAGCCGCTTTGCCTCTTCCTGCGCGCCCTTGTAGGCCAACGCGGCCATCCCCAAATCAAAGCCCATGGTGATCCCTTCGGTCCTTAGAACAAGGTGTTATCAATACCACCGTTGTCGGAATAGGTCATGCCGGTATAGCCCGGCGTGTTCCACTGCCGGTACAGGTCCAGGCCGAGTTTTCCCAGCCCGGTGATCATCCCGCCGACATTCCCTGCGGTCTGCCCGGCGCGATCGTATTGGGCACCGGCCAGGCGCTGGGAGTTGTAGGCCAAATCGCCCGCCCTGCCGGCCGCGGAGCCATAACCGCTCGCCGCGTTGGCCAGGCTGGCCGACGCGTTGGCCACCATCCCCTTGCCCAGCCCGAGGGCATCAACCTTGCGCGCCCAAGCCTTGTCGCGCACGCCTTCGCGCGCCGCGTTCTGCGCCTGCGCGCCGAGCGCTGCGCCCTGCAGCTCCATGTTGGCACTGGCTTGCTGGGCTGCTGCGCTGGACGGGTCATAGCCTACCTGCCGGTTCAGCCGTTCGCGGGCCAGCCCGAGCTGCGACGACACCGCGCCCTGGGCATCGGCGGCGGCCCTCTCGTAACTGGCCGGGGTGTCGAAGGCGTATGCGTCGGCCACCAGCTGGCGCTCCAGCGGCCGGTAGAGGTTCTTGTACTCGTCGTACTGGTCCCTGGCGATCTCGCCCATGTACGAGTTTTGCTCGATCTGCTTTTCCTGCAGATCGAGCGCACGCTGGTTCAGCGCATTGGCCTGGTCCTGCGCCTTCTCGGCCTGTTTTCGCTGCTTGTTCGCGGCCCACAGGCCCCCGATCGTGCCAATCGCCGGTAGCGCGGAACTTACAAAGCCCAGTGACATGGCAGCTCCTTGAAATATTTGCGCTGCGGATCGAGCAGCGCGATCGTTTCGGCCTCGTCGTAAGCGAGCATCGCTTCCAGCTTGGCCAGGTCGGTTTCATCGGTGCGGAAGATGTTGACCCAAGTGGTGTCGGCATACGCCACCCCGAGCTTCATGGTGCCCGGCGCCGACACCGCCACGAACGGCGGGGTAACCCGCATCACACCGGCCTCGGTCAGGATCTCGATGTCGCCGCACGCGCACACGTTGATGCACTCGGTCTTGTGCATCTTCCCCACCATCAGGGTGCCGGCCGGGATATCCATTTCCCGGATATACATACCGGGGGCGAAACTGTGCCGCACCACGAACTCGCGGGAACTGTCGGGGTCGGCCAGCAGGTCCGCGACCAGGCTGGCGATCTGCTCGCGCGGCGGCAGCGCCTTGAAGGCTTCCAGCGCGGCGTCGATGGTGGCAAGTTCGTTGTCCATGCCCCAGCGTAGCGCGCCGCGCATTATTCGACCCCTCACGGCCCGACGTAGGCGCCGATGTCGTACCTGCCGTTGCCCCCGCGCGCCGATCCCGCGTAGTCGGCGGTCGGCGAATAGGTGCCGATGCCGTGGCCGATGGCCGGCGAGCCGGGCGTGATGTGGTAGTCGCCGCTGGCGTTTGCCTGGTAATTGGCGAACAACGGATCCCCGGTGTAGGTGTCGGTCGGCGTCGTGATGACCGTCGAGTAGGCGGTGCCGCTGTTGTCGACCAGGTTGTTGCGGATGATGCAGTTTGGGCCAACGTAGTCCACGTCGGCCTGCTGCTCGGACAGGCCGTTGACCGCGTTGTTACACATGATGTTGTTGGTCACGATGATGTAATCGCACGGCGGCGGCAGGTTCACGAAGTCGCCGCCACCGTAAATGATGCCGATCTTGTTGTTGAAGCAGGTGTTGTTGGTGACCTCGATATGGCGCGCGTCATGCCACAAGTGGATGCCGCCGCCAACCACGTTGCCCACGATGTTGTTCTGGATTTTCCCGCTGGCGGTCATGTAGATGCCGTGGAACCAGTTGCCGCCGCCGACCGGGCCAACGTGATGCACCAGGTTGTTCAGCGCCTGCATGTTCTGGCCGTTGTAGTACGAGTCCAGCAGTATCCCGGCGCCGCCGCTGCTCGTCACCGCCACCGTCAGCGCGATATGGTGAACGTGCGTGTTTTTGACGATCGTCCCCTCGCCCGTCGAATTAATGCCGAAGCGCCACTTGGTGCCCGACGCCGGGTCGTTGGTGCCGTCGATTTCAAACCCGTCGATCACCACATACGCGCCCGTATTGTTCCAGCCCGCATCGGTTGCCGACGAACTCGGGGGGACGATCTTGGCACCCCATTTATTGGCCGAGAAATACACGATCGGCTGGCTTGCGGTCCCGCTCGCGCCGGTCGCAAAGCCGCCGTCGTATTGGCCATCCGCGACCGAAATCACGTCGCCCGCCACGGCCACCGATGCGGCCTTGGCGATCGTCCTGAACGGCGTGGCCGAGTTGAGCCCATTGTTGCTGTCCGATCCGTTCGTGGCGACATACAGCGTGGGCGCGTAGGCAGCGGCGCGGGAGGCCAGCGGGCCGAGCGTCGAGGCAGCGCTTGCCGTGGCCCGCGCTGCCGCGCTGCCCGTCACGCCCAGCGCCCCGAGGAGCTTGCCGAGGGTTGCCTGCCGGGTGTTGCCGGCCGAAAGCTGCAGCGCCCCGAGGGACTTTGCCGCCGTCGCCTTGACCTGTCCCCGCGCCGCACTGGCGAGCGTCACCCGGCCGAGTGCCCTGGACAGGTTCCCCACCCGCAGCGCGGCGGTGATCCCGCTGGACGCCAGGCTCAGCCCGCCGAGGACCTTGACCAGCGCCCCCGCGCTCGCGCCGCCGCCGGTCAAGGTGGCGAACAGGGTCGGGTTGATGATGGAGACCGCAGCGGAGGCACCCGCGAACTGCAGTTGGACCACGACCGTCCGGGCCGTGCTGATCGGCAGCGAGCCGGCGTGCAGCGCGTTGATGTACGCCTCACTGCCGCTGGCCGTGTTGACGACTACGCCGTCGATCAGCAAGCGGCTGGCCGCACTGGCCCAGCCGGCGCTGTAGGCGATCTGCCCGCTGGAGAACGCGAACAGCCGCCCCGGCGCGATCAGAGGCACCTGCATCGAGGCGACGTCAATCCAGTTGCCGATACCGGCGCCGGGCGTGGAGCCGGCCGCGGTATGCGTGACCGGCACATACGGATTGGGCGCCTGAGACGGGGGCGAGGTCGGCGCCGGGGTCGGGGCCGGGGTCGGGCTGGTGTCGACGACCTGTGTTCCTTTCGCCTTCAGCAAAGCATTCAGTTCCCTGGCCGTGATGAAGCGCTCGTCCCCGTTGCCGACCATGCCGTTGCGCACGTGCAGGCCGTCCACCACCGCGCGCAGCACTTCGCGCGTGTTGATGTCGTCGATCGCGGACAGTGCCCCGACCGGAATACCGGGAATGACCTTGGGGCGTTGAGTGGAGTTCGCCATCACAGCCCTCGCAGTTCGAACATCGACGTGGCAACGCGCAGTTCACGGAAAATGCCCATGCCGCTGATCCTGAACTGCCAGCGGTCGCTGGTAAAGCCGCTTGGCAGCGTAAAAGTGACCTGCCCGCTCAGCCCGCTTTGGATGTGCTTGCGCTGCATGCCCTCGAAAACGCCACCAGTTTCCCGGTCATACGCGAACACCTCGACGGTCCAGTCGCCCACGCACAGCACCTGCATGCAGCCCAGGTTGATCGGGCGCGGCAGCACGATCTCGCGCGATTGCCAGAGCAGCGGCCCCTCGGGATCTCCCGCCATGAACTGGAACAGTGAGGTGCCCAGAGCGAAAAAGCACTGGTCCGCGATCGGCGAGACGAAATGGCAACGGGCCTTGAGCAGCGGCAGATCGGTCATGGCGCCGGTTGCTTCGTCGATCGACAGCATCATCGGTGGGAATTTGTCCTCCGACGAATACACGATCAGGCGCCCGTCCCAAACCGCCATGCGCATGCTGTCCAGACCGAGGCCGAAGCGCCTGCGCCACGTATCGCGCGTGAAGTAGGTCTCCGACATCGCCATCGAGGCCTGGCCGCCAGAGACCATCACCAGCCCGTCGTGGCTGGCGTACACGATCGCATCACCGACATTGGCCAGTGCCCACTTGGACACCCCGGCCTGGTCGGCCATGATCACCGATTGGGTCATCGAGTCGGGCGACACGCCCGAGACGAAAAAAGGCTGGCCGGTGGTGGTCACCAACGCGCCGGTGCCGCTCGGGATGGTGCCGACGATGTTGCGACCGCTGACGGTCAGCACATACGCGGGTGGCCACGACCACGGCTTGTAGGGATCGGAGAAGTGCAGTTCGTTGTCCTTGAACGCCATCAGGATGCCGTTGGGCAGGCTGAGCAGGCCAACCAGCAGCGGATCCGGCGCCACCGCGAACGTCGACGACAACGGTTCGTTAAGCGTGCTGGCAGTGCTGGTGTCGACGAACGTGAAATCGACCACGAGTCCGTCCAGGCCGCGCAAATGCACGTACTCGGCGCTGGTCATCAGGGCTTGCATGGTGGAGAACAACGAGTAGCCCTTGAAGAGCGAGTCTGCATAGAATGCCAGGCCCCCCGCGTCCGGCGCGCGCCCGAAAAGCTGTTGGTACAGCGAGGTGACCACGGCCCGGTACACGTCGATGAGCGCGACCTGGCGCCCGCTGTTCTTGTACTCTTCGCTGTTCATCATGACGGCGATGGCAGCGGACAGCTGGACGCCCTGGGCGAGGGTCTTTGACCAGAATGTCAGCCCCCCGGCGTCCACCACGCGCCCGAACAGCACCGGGTATATCGCACTGACTATGCCCTCGCACAGGTGCAAGAGGAAGGTGGCCTCCACGCCGAAAGCGGACGCGGGAACGCTGCCCGCGTAAAAATAGCTGGCACTGGTCGTGCCGCTGGTGCGGTAAATGCGAATTTCCCGCAGCGGTGCGTAAGGCGTTAGCGCCTCCACGTCCAGGTGCAGGCCGACGCTCACTTTCGCCAGCGTCGTCACCGTGATCGACGCTGGCGAGCTAGGCGCGCTTTCCTCGCCGTAGACGTTCACATAGGTGTAGACGTAGACGCGGGTTTGGTCAGAGTCGGTGCCGGTACGGTGGTCCGTCAGCGAGACGATCGCGATCGTTGGCTCATACCACGTGGTGCCGGATGGGGTGGTATGGGTGATGCCCTCCGAGGTGAGCGCCAACTGGTAGGCGCTGGCAGGATTGTTAAAGCTGGAGCCGGGCGTGTAGGCGTCGAAAATCACGGTCACGCCGTCCGCAGCCACAGCCCTGACCCGGTAAATCAGTTGCGCCGTTTCGGACCAGGTGGCGACGGGCAGGTACGCGAGCAGGAAATCGACCCACACATAGTATTTCCCGGTCGAGTCGTCCTTGTAGAACACCGGCACGTTGTTCGCATCGTGCTCCATGCCGGTGCCAGGAAACTGGTCCAGTTTCGGGTAGTGATTGGTGATCGGGTTGGGGCGCCATTTAAAACGCCATGCGCCGACCGCAGACCCCGCAAGCTCCGTTTCAGCCTGTTCAAACATCTTGGGCGAGCCGGGGGTGCCACTGTCGAAGAACGACGAAAAGCTGAAAGTCGCGCCCGTCAAGCTGGCAGTCGGGCCGAGGGCCAGGCGTGGCGGCACGCTCGGGCGCGGTACGCCCACGCGGTAGCTGACCGGCGGTGGCCCCCCGTTCGGACTCATGCCCGCGCGCGGGGCCACCCGGAAGTCGCTCGCGGTGGTGTAGTAGATCCGGTCGTAAATGTCGTGCGCGAGCGGCGAGCGCACCACGTCCACGTCTTCGTCCCAGGTGTAAAAGCGCAGGCCGTCGTCGGTGTACACCGTAGCCGGGGCATTGGCCATCGTATCCGTGACCTCAAGCCCGCCGCGCGTGTTGCGCAGCTCGCCATAGGCGAAATCGCAGTTTTCCGCGATCGTGGCGTTCGCCCCCGGCAGCAGCGAGGGCGGGACACGCGGCAGCAGGCCAAGGAAGCGGTCGAATTTCATGCCTGCCATGATTCAAGCCTTGTCCTGTTTGCTGTCCAACTTGTCCTCGATGCGCCCGAGCTTGAAGATGATTCCATCGACCGAGCGGTTGAACGACTCGACTGCCTTGGTCAGCTCGTTCTGGTTCACGTAGTTTTCAGCGATGTGGATCTTGTACATCGCCAGGTCGTTCGCGGTGCTGTCCACCTTGGCCAGCAGCAGGCGATAGTTGAACCAAAGGACGGAACAGAAGCCGCCGCCAACGGCCTGCAGTGCGTACAAAACGAGTTTTTCCGGCTCCATCGGCTCCCCCTAATTTAAAACATCATGAAATACGACGATGCGGTGGCTGCTACGTTGCGGCTGACGACTTCGACCACGAGCTGGCTAGTGCGCGCCTTCGTCGCCTCCGCGGCCAACTGCGACGGCACTTCCACCACCAACTGGCTGGTGACTGCCTTCGGCTCCTGCTTCTGGCCGGCCACTTCGACCACGAGCTGGCTGGTGCGCGCCTTCGTCGCCTCCGCGGCCAACTGCGACGGCACTTCCACCACCAGCTGATAGATGCGCGCCGTGGTCATCGCTTACTCGACCACCGTGACGCCGAATTCGGCGGCGCTGACAGCGGCCGGCGTCCAGGAGCCGCCCGTCGCCGGGTCGGTTTCCTGGATCGTTGAGTACAGCCGGCGGTCGGTCGAAAGCGGCATCACCGCCGACTCCACCTCGGCGGTTCCCGAGCGGGTCAGATTGGCGATCGAGCGGGGGCCTGAGTCGTCCTTGAGAGCGGCATTCACGATCTGGAGCCCCTTGATAAAACCGCCCACCAGGGTCACGTCGCTGAACTGGTAGGAGTCCTTGGTGCCGGCGATCGCCGACGCGACGCTGGTGGTGGTATCGGCAATCGCCTCGTTGACCCGGCTGTAGTGGACGGTGCCGGTGTCGGGCACGAAGTCGCGGTAAGTGCCATCGTCGTTCGGCCGGCACACGTCGATGCGGATATCGCCCAAGAAGTCATTGTTCCTGATGCCGTTGCCGTCGCAGATATACAGGTCGTCAACCGTCGTCGGCATGGCAAGCAGAGTGCCATTGAAGTACTTCACGTAACCGACGCCGGTTCCGGCGCCCGTCCCCAGCGTGTTGATGTCGATGAGGTCAAGCACCGTCGCACCGTTGACCAGGATCTTGACGCGGCCCCCGGTGTCGCTGATCGTCACCTTCACCTCGAGATAGAAAAACACGTTGGTCGGCACTGCTGCGGCGCTCGTCACACCGATCTGCTGCGGGACGGCCGGGGTGCTCACCATGCGCTGCGCGACGAGCGAGCCGTTGGCCAGCGTGCAGATCCGCACGTGATCGGCGGTCCCCCCGAAAGCGATCAGTGGCGCGGTGCTGTCGCCAAAGGTGCTGAGCTTGATCGCCGCGCCGGTAATCACCGTCGTGGGGCTGCCCGCCAGGGTTTTCTTGACCCAGCCCCCGAGAAGCCCCATGAGCAGCGCGCCGCCCCCGCGCCGCCCCCCGGTGGGCGCGATCGTCACGGTCGGGCTGCCGCTGGACGGTTCGTTGATCTGATCCCATTTCAGCTTGAGATCCGACGTCTGGTAATGGTCGAAGCTGTCGACGTAAAGCAAGCTCATGAGTACCCTTTCACGACTGCCACGCAGTCATAACGGTTCGTTACGGTGTTGACCTGAAAACCGATCCGGTCCATTACCCCGGCCCCGGTGCTCAGGATCGGCGCCGGCAGGTCGGTTGAAAAACGGGCGGTGGCGGGCCAGGTGATCAGGCGCGTCCCGGTGCCGCCCTGGGTGAACTCGATCAGGCAGGTCTGGCCATCGGTGCCGCCAGTGAAGGTCAGCGCCGTATTGCCCTGGGCCGTGATCCGGTACACGTCGTACAGGCTCCAGTCCAGCGTCATGCTGGCGGCCCACACAGGCGTGGCGATGCGCTTGGCCGCACTCCCGGCTGGCCCCGGAGGTCCCGGCGGACCCGGAGGCCCCGGAGGCCCCGGCTGGCCGACGCTGCCGGAGCCACCGGGGCCAGTGCTGGTCGCGCCGGTTTCGTCGTCGGGGCAGAAGTGCCAGCCCAAGTAATCCTTGACCTGGATGAACACCGAGCGCTCATCAGTGCGCCCGCCAGCCGTGACGATGTGGCAGGTCAGCACGATCGTCTGCCCCACCTCGCCCCCTCCCACCCAAGCGATGGCCGAGGTCTCGCCAAAGCTGGTGGCGTGCAGGACGCCGGCCGAGACGCTGAACGTGGCATCGATGAGAGTATCGTCCAGCGGCGCAAGGTAGTCGGTCCAGTCGATGTGGTAATCGAGGACCGCCTGCGGGTCTTTTACGATCGAGGCCATTAGCGTTCCCTTATCTTGATAAATGCGGTGCAGGCATCAACCCGCCCGCCGGCAGTGGTAATCCGGCAGTTCAAAGCGATCGTGCTGCCGGTGGTGCCCCCCGCCAGCCAGGCGACCGCCATCCCTTCGTGCAGCTCGGTGGCGGTCAGCTCCCCGGCGCTGCTGGTGAACGCCGCGTCCACCAGCCGATCCCCCCCCAGCGCTGCCAGGTAGTCGCTCCAGTCGAACGTGTAGTCAAGCAGCGCGTCCGGATCCTTGTAGACGGTGGCGCGCCCGTCGGCGCCGATTTTGAATTGGTCGATCAGCATTCGACGGTGCTCCTGCGGTCGTTCGGGCCAACAAAGAAGGTGCGCACCCGCTGGCGCGGCGCAAAGCTGCGCCGGGGGGCCGCCATCACCAGCAAGGTACGCGGTCGGGCCGCGCGCAAGCCCCCGGTGCCCGCCAGCGTCAGTGCCCCAAGCCGCCCCCCATCGGGTTGTTCAAGGCGCGCACGCACCTCGATCAAGACCAAGCTAGGCCCCACCAGGCGCAGCGCGCCGAGCGTCCCGTTGGCCGCCGCGTTGACCCGCGTGGCGGCGCCCGCGCCGAGGGCCAGCGCACCGAACGCGCCGGATTCATTGGCCTGCACCAGCACACTGCCCCCGCCGCTGACCGTATTGGCCAGGGTGCAGGCAAAGGTGGCCGTGATGCCGTTGCGGGCGGCGGCGCTGCTGGTTACCGGCCCGGTCGCGTAAATGGGTACGGGTTCGCGCCCGCCGGTACTGTTGTCCACGCGGGCATTGACCTTCACCGCGCCGTTCGCGCTGGCGGTCAGCATGCCGAGGGGCTCCCCGAAGAAGGCCCGCAGCCCCCCGAGCCCGGTGGCACTGAGGGCCAAGGCTCCCGGCCGCAACGCGCCGTTGGCCTGCACCAATACCTTGCCGCCCGCGGCGACCGTTTCAGCCAGGGTGCCGGCGAAGCTGGCCGTCACGGTGGTGCCGGCGACGGCGCTGCCGGTAAGCGCGCCGAGGTTCGGGTTGTCGTCGGCGCGGCCCCGCGCTCTCAAGAAGGCTGTTACCAGCACGTTGCCGCTCGCGCTGGCGGTCAAGGCGCCCAGCACGCAACTGACGTCGCCGACCCGGGTCGCTGGCGGCCACACCACGGTGCCGCTGGCGCTCAGGGTGAGATTGCCCAGCAGGGGGTCGTTGGGCACCAATACTTCGACCACCACCTGCGCCAGTTGCAGCCGGGGGCTGGTCGTCACCAGCGCCTCGGGCGCCACCTGCGCCAGTTGCAGCCGGGGGCTGGAGGTGACCAGCGCCTCGGTGGCGACTTGGGCGACCAGTGCCGTCGTCATGTCAGCTTACAAATACGCCAAACTGGGCCGCATTGACGGCGCTGACGGTCCATGCCACGCCGCCGCTCGTGGCGGTCTGCTCCCAGACGTTCATGACGTAGGCATAGTCGGTGCTGATCGGAACCCCTGCGGGCGCGCTCCCGGTGGCACCGTTCCAGACCATCGTGGCCACGGTACGCGTCCCCGCGTCATCCTTGGCGACGGCGGCGGCCACCTGCACCCCGAACACCTGGCTTGGGGTGCCGGTCAGGTCGCTGAACTGGTAGATCTCCGATCCGCCGGTGCCGCTCACGTAGTCGGTCGTGTCAAGCACGGCCTCATCGACCAGTTGCCAGTTCGGCCCGGTGCCGTTGGACGGCGTGAAAAAGGCAGAAGTACCATTGGCGGTCGGGCGCAGCGTGTCCACCCGGCAGTCGCCAAGGAAGGTGTTGTTGACCGTGCCGGCCGTGTCGCACAGGTAGAAGTCGTCGTACCAGAAGTCGTTGCCGCCGCTGTTGGCCTGGCCGCGCGTGCCCAGAGCCACGGTGGTGATCCGATTGGTGCCGGTGCTGGACGTGTTCGCGCTGCCCACCGTGATCCAAGCCGCGCCGTTGACGCGCACCTCCACCGCGCCCCCCGAAGGGGCGATCGTGGCCTTGAGCTCGATGTAATTCCAACTGCCGAGCGGGAGCGCCTGGGTCGACTGGCCCAGCAGCCCGCTGCCGCTAAAGGACAAGCCGTTGCCCCGGTAGACCTGCAGCAGGCCGGTGTTGGTCACCGACAGCGTGACCTGGTGCGTCGTCGTGTCCTTCAGGGTCAGGATGTCCTGGTTGCCGCTGCCGGTGGTCTTGTAGGCAAAGCCCATCGTCACGGTGGACAGGTTGTTGACCGCCTTGTTCAGGTGGAGATCGGGCGACGAAGTGAACTTGACCGCGCCGCCGCCGCGCCGTCCGGCGGTCGGTGCGATGCTGGCCGCGCTGGTGCTAGACGGGCCGGACAACACCCAGCCCTTCTTGCCGATATCGGCCGTCCCGTAATGGTCGAAGCCGTCAATATAAATCAAGCTCATGGTTCCTCCCCTCCCCGCCAAGGGCGATCAGGCGTTGGCGTCGGTCAGCGAGAACGTGTTGACGGTGACTTGTTGCGTCGCAGCAATTGACGTATTGTCAAGTGTCATGTCGCCGCCGCCACCCGCGATCGTGATCGTGCCCTGCAGATGACACGTGGTGCCGCTGGAATCGACGATGCGGAAGTGGCCGGCCGTGCCGGTGGCAACGCCGGTGCCGCTCCAGGCGCCCGCGCTCTTGAGCTTGCTTCCACCGGAGGCGTTGTCGAGGTAGTCGGCCGGCAGCGCCATCTCGCACAGCAGCGTTCCGGTCTGGGCGGTGGCGCAGTCGGCGGGCGGCGCGCCGGTCAGAATCCTGAGTTTGGCGGCCGTGCCGATGACGGTTTCGATTGCGTCCAAGCGCGCATTGCGCGCCGCGACAGACAGTTGGAGAGCCATGGTTTTATCCTTGTGAAGGGGTTGCGGGGTAAGGGACGCGTTCAAGCTGCGCTTTGCCACCGAGCGAGCGGTCGAATGCGGCGTAGTGCAGGATGAGACGTTGGGTGTCGGCCTGTTCCGAGTCCTTGGAATAGGCGCGATACATGACGTAATCGACCAGCGGCGACTGGTAGATCTCGTCCAGCGACAGCGCGCCGCCCAGCACGCAATCGGGGGGCAGCGCGCTGTAGGCCAGCTCGACCTGCCCCGTCCCGTTGTTGGGCGGGTACACGTAGAAATGCTTGGGGTCGAGCGGCGTATAGCAAAAGTGCTGGACCGCCGTGGCCGGAAGCTGGTCGTGCCAGCCCAGGTTCTGCGCGTCCAACACGGCACGCTCGACCTGCCGGATCGCCTTGCCCGACAGGTTGCGCACCACATCCACCAACAGCACCGCGTCGGCCGGCAGCACCTGCTTGGTGCCGTAGGCCAGCGCGAACGCGCGGCTGACGACGTACGCATTCGGCTTGCGCAGCACGACCTCGCGCTGGCCGTCATTGAGCCAGTTGAGCAGTTCGGCCAGCGGCCAGCGCGTATGCGCCACGTCCTGCAGCAGGACCGAGACACGCGCCAGGAGAGGATCGACAAGAGCGGCCATCGTGGTGTCCTAGTGTTGGGAAATGGTGCGCAGCGGCCCGCGCACCGCGCCATGGGCCGTGTCGTACATCGCGCGCGCGACCTCGGCGGCGTACATCGCCTGGTACGCCAGGGCCTGCTGCGGCGCGAACCACGCGCGGCCGGTCATCATCAGCAAGCGCGCCTTGGCGCCGGCCAGCAGCGCGTCTTGGTAGCGCGTGATCAGCCAGTCGGGGAAATCGACCCCATCGAGCGTGGGGCGCAGCGTCAGCGTCATCGTCAGCGGCGCGGCCGTATCCGGCGCCGGGACCAGCGTCACGGTGTCCGGGGTCAACTGGGCATAGGCGCGCGGCGTGCCGGGGGCCTGCCCCAGCGCCGGGGTCTCGTCGGGCACGCCGAACAGGCGGCGATTGTCGAAGGCCAGCCACTTGATCTCAACCAGCTCGGCGCAGCACGGCAAGTCGACGTCGTAGTCGGCCACGCCGGGCACGGTGTTCTGCGGGTACGTCTTCTCGCTCCAGACCTTGGCGCGCAGGCACAGGTCGGCCAGGGTGTCGCGCAGGGCGCGCTCCACCAGCAGGTCCGTGCAACCGGCCACTTCGGGCAACACGTAGGACAGCAGGTCGAGAAATTTCACGGCAGGCTCGGCACAATGGGAAGTGCCGTCAGTATCCGTGTCGCGGACTTATTCGACCCTGAACATGACCGTACATGTCTGTCTGGTACAGTACAAGACCACAGGGTCTGCCGGTTGGACCTACAGTCTGCCGGTAGACCGTAGGTTCACAGCCTGGTAATCGGATCCATGCCGGCCGCCAAGTCCTCGATTTCGTCGATCATGCGGGCGCGCGCGGCATCGGGCCGGAACGTCTTGCCGTAGCGGTGCAGGGCCACCGCCCGCACCTCGTCGGAGTTCAGCCGTTCCAGCGGCGTAGTCAGCACCGTCTCCGGGATCTGGACCCGCTTGCCCTCGGGGTTGATGAAGCTGATCATCGGCTGCTTGGCCAGCGTCGCGGCGTCCTTCTTGTCCACCAGCTGCCACTGGTCGGGGTGGCGCAGCAGCGCGCGTGCTTGGCGCGTCGAGACGGCATGTACAGCGCCGTCCGTCCAGACGATGCCGGTCTTGGCTACCGCGTCAACCAGCGGGGCCTGCACGCCGACATATTTAATTCGGATCATGGTCACACTCTCCCCAAAAAAAAATGGGGCCGGCTGGCCCCATCGGTGTGCTGCTGCACACCAGCGGGCATTAGGTGCCCACGAACTCGTATTGCACGATCGCGTCGATCTGGCCGGTGGCCACGCCGCCCTTGAAGGTGGCGACGATGTACGCGTCGAAGGCCAGCGTGATCGGCGCCGTCGAGGACTGGTTGGCACCGGCCGTACTGGTGGCTTGGGCGGTCAGGAACGCGGTCGGGCTGTCGCCGGCCTGGCCGTCAACGTGCTTGAAGCCGATATCGACGGTGGTGCTGGCGCCCAGCGCCGCGTTGATCAGGCGTACGTTGTAGATCTTGGTGCCGGCGTACAGGCGCACCAGGTACACGTTGTCGTTGATCGCGGCAGCGGCGGCGGTGTAGGTGCCGTGCGCGAAGAAGGCATTGCCGTATTCGCCGGACGACTGGATCCGCGATACGGTAGGGGCTACATAAGTGGTCATGGTAATTCTCCGAAAATGAGGTGGTCAGGCGAAGGGCTGACAAGCAATCGTTGTCAGCCCAGACGTGCTTACGAAGACAGCAGCGTGCGGCCTGCCGAGGAGGTCGGGTCCGGTGCATACGAATCGACCACGGCCACCCCGAAGTCGGTGTCAGCGCCGTCGATGCGGAAGCGGATCTTGGAGGCGCCACACATGGTCGAGGTGACGATCTCCACGCCGTTGCCGTGGTCGACTTCCTGTTCCGACCAGTCGTAAAAATAGTCCGATGCCGACTTGCCGTAGGCCTTGGCCAGCGCCTGCGCCCCGAGGATGATGGCGCGGTCGAACGGCTGGGCAGCGGTCACGGTGGACTCGGTGTAGGTGGCGCCATCGGTGCCGCCCGTATCGACCACCACCGAATCGCCGGTATTAAAGCGGATCGCGTAGCGGTTCAGGCGCTTGATCAGCATGCCGGACCACATCAGGGTCTCGTACGAGTCGAACAGCGGATGCTTGACGCTACCCGATTTGCGTTCGAACGCGTTTTGCATCGCCTGGCGCCATTGGGTCTGCGAGGTACGGGCCTGCAGGTACAGCCACTGGCGCTCGGTCACGAACATGCACCACAGCGGATCGTTCCAGGCCTTGTCGTCGCCGTTGATCTTGATGGTCTGCAGCGGGACCGAGGACTCGCGCAGCGAGGCCACGATACGGTCGATGTCCTGCAGGGTCAGGGCGTCGCTGGTCGAGATCGTGGCCGGGCCGGTGGAGGCGCCAGCACCGAAATAACGGTTCTTGGTCGGCGCATTGACCTTGTTGACCATGGTCTCGGTGAAGTCCGGGTCCGACTGCAGCGGCACCACCCAATCGGTGGTCTGCTGCGAACCGCGCGCGCCGGCCAGATGCACCAGGGCGCACTGGTCTTCGTAACGGGTCATCCACGCCTGCAGGCCGCTCATGGCGATGTTGCGCAGGTTGTTGACGGTACGCTTTTGCGACATACGGCCGCCGCTGTCAGCGCCGCCGCGGGCCTGGTTGATCTTCACGTCCATCGAGCTGTAAGTCAGCGGCATCATGTGACCAGCGATGCGCTTGTCGCCCATGACGGGCTTACCCTGGAGGATATTGAAGAGGTCAATCGAGACCGTATCGCCTGCGCCCTTGGCCAGATCGCCGGTCTTCACGATCGGGTAGTCCGGGCTGGTCTGGCCCTTGGCTTTGGCGGCGAAATCGCCTGCCTTGGGCATTTCGCCCGAGATCAGGTTCATGAAACCCGGTGCGTGCTGCACGCGGGTGAACAGGCCGACGCTATACACTTTACGCGCGAGCGGGCTTCCAACTGGGATGGTAGTAGCCATGGTGGCACTCTCTTAAAAGTTGTTGAGGTAGGCGTCCATTTGGGCGGGCGTCATACGGGCGAACTTTTCCGCAATCTGTGCGTGCGAGAGCGCCGCAATCGCGCTGGCTTCGTCGGTCGCAACCGGCTCGCCAGCGGGGAATTGCGACAGCGAGGTGGGGACCGCCTTCTCGGCGCTGTCCTTCAGCTTCGCGGCTGCAGCCTGCTTCAAGTTCGCTGGTTCCGACGATGCTGCTGGTTGCTTGAGTTGAATCTCGCCGCGCGCCGCCTCGACCAGCTCGACCACCTTGGCAAAGCGTTCCGACAGCGGCTTGTCAGCCCATTCGGGACGCTCACGCAGGGTTGAATCGAACTGCTGCGCCATTGCGAAGGCGTCAGGGTCGGATGCCTGGACATGCGCCAGCTTGGGCACCGCGTCGATCGCCTCCTGGACGGTCTGCGCGCGCTGCTGCTCGCGGTTGGCCTGCTCCTGCCGGGTCAGGTTTTCCAGCGGGTCCAGCTTGGCTTTAAGCGCCTCGATCTGTGCCTGCAAAGCCTTGTTTTTGCTTTCGGCGATCTTGTGCAAAGCCACGATGGTCGGGAAATCCTGCTCCAACTCGGCCAGTGTCTCCGGGTCCAACTCGGCCAACTGTTCTTCCGTGGGGGCGGCGGCCCCGTTATTCGCCGCAGGTTTCGGGTCAGTCTGGCGTGCCTCCAGCTCCGCGATCTTTGCCAGCGTGGCCTGCAGTTCTCGTTCGGCGGCAGCGGCGCGGTTACGCTCACTTTGCAGCACCGAATACGGAATCACATGCTTGCCGTCCTTGGTCGCAATGCCTTGCGGCTCCTGCTCAACTTCGGGTTCGGGCGGTGCTTCTGCTTCTTTTGCAGCGGCGGGGGCTTCCGACGCGGCGGGGGGCGCTGCTTCCGTCTTCGGGTCAGGTTCCGGCTCGATGCCGCTCTCCAGCTCCTCCAACATCTTCAAAGCGTCACTTGGCGTCAGGTCTCCCTGCATCAACTCAATTGCCATGCTCATCGTCTCCACGTATCGCGTCGGTCGCGTAAAGGGCGTGGCCGGATGTCCCACCGGCCGGGGTCAGTGGCAAGAGTAGTTTCGAAAAAGTTATTCGACCTTTTTCTTTTCGGCGGTCGCCTTGGCCTTGGCGTGTACCAGCGCGACCTCCTTGGCCGAATCGGCGGCCATGCGCGCCGCTTCGAGCTGGGCGTGGGCGTTGATCTTGGCCTGCTCGATCTTCACGCGGCCGGCCACGACGTCGGAATCCGACTTGGCCGCGATCTCGGCCTGGCGGTTGGCCAGCTGCACCTGCAGCTTGGCGATCTGCTCCTGCAGCGCGTCGATCTGGTCCTGGCCGGCCTGGCGCACCTCGTTGAGGGCGTTGTGGTGATCCAGTAGCGGCACGTGCGGCACCGATTCGATGTTGCGGTCAATCGCGCGCACGTCGGCCATGAGCTTGGCCGCGTCGGCGTGCAGCTTCTCGATCTTGGCCTGCTGCTCCTGCATCGCCAGCGCGTACTGGTCTTCCTGCTTCTTGGCGTTGATGGCAGCCTGCTGCTGGGCCGCCATCCGGCCCTGCGGGGAGTCGTCCGGCAGGTTGAGGGCGCGGCGCAAGGTGTCGATGACCTGCTCCTTGCCCGGCAGGTCCGAGGCCTGTACCCACAGCGGCGCCAGCGCGGCCTGGGCTTCGGGCGGCAGCGACTTGGTGATCTCGGTAAGCTGGGTCATGACCTGCTGGCGGTAGGTCGGAGTCGACTTGATGTCGTCCAGTACAATGCGGGCGCGCACGCGCGCCACATCGTTGACCAGCACCGGCTGGCCGCTCTGCGGATCCTGCTGCAGGTCGTTGAGCACCACCACCCGCTCGCTCATGCCGCTGCCCAGCTTGACCGGCACCGGCCCCTTGGACAGGTCCTCCTGCAGCATCGAGAACAGGCACTCGCCCACCAGGCGGCGGGCGAAGTGGAAATTGTCGTTTATCTCCGCCAAGGTCGTGAGGCCCTGGTCGATCAGCGAATTGATGGCGATGCCGGCGGTGGCGGCCGACGACTGGCCCATCATCGCCTTGTGGATGCCCGACGCCTCCGCGATCTCGTTCTTGGCCTCCATCATGGCCGCGCCCTGGGCCGGGGCCAGCGCGGTGCCGTCTTCGACCTCGAAGCGCGAATTGGGGCGCCGGTTCGGGTTCAGGATGACGTAAGCGTCGGGACGCGCGATCTCGCGCATCGCCTGCTCGTGGTCGTTCACGGCGTCCGAGTCGGTGATCACGCGCCGGCTGTTGAGCAGCCAAAGCTGCTTGCTCTTGCGCGCGTTGATCTCGTCCTGGGGCGAGATCATCGAACGGATCAGGCCATACGGGACCATGGTCTGGTCCTCGCGGAAGCCGAAAAAGGGCACGTAGGGGAAATACGAGTGCCTGTAGGGCGTTGGCACGTCATACAGGAAGTGCGGGCCGCAATACCAGGCCAGCCGTACCCTTTGGTACACTGCTTCCCTGACCTCAACAATACCAGACAGTACAGCCTCGCAGTGTGCAGGATTGTCCAAGTCGCACTCGACCACGCGCCCGTTGGGCAACCTCATCACGGTGCCCTTGACCCACTTGCGATACCAGATTTCGTTTAGGCATACGCGCTGGCGCACGTTGTCGCGCCAGTCAGAAACGTCCAAGCGGGTGTCGCGTTCCGTATAGAACGACTGCACCAGCCCGGTTGGCTCCTCCATCAGCGGGTCGAACCCGCTCCAGCCGGCTACCGTATTGCGCAGCAGTTGCGCGTACTGAGGCATCAACGCGATCGCGTGCGACAAGTCGAGCCAGCGGCGCCGGATCAGGTAGCGGGCATCGGAGAGGTCGGGCTTCTCGGCGCGCCAGTCCCAAAAGATCTCGCGGCGGTGAACGTAGGTGACGCGGTAATCGGAATCGAACGGATCGGTGTTGCGCGAGACCTCGACCCACCCCAGGCCGGCCTTGACCTGGGCGGCGTAGGCGTCGGAACAGGCGCGGTCCGCCCGCGACTCGATTTCGGCGTGCTTGAGCTTGACGGACAGCGCTTCGGCCAGGTCGGCCTCGGACGAGGCATCATCCTCCTGCCGCACCACCCAATCGGTACGGCTCTTGGCTTCCAGCCCGAGCACGGTGTCAATCGTGGGCTTGATCAGGTTGGTGATGAGGGGCGGCTGGCCACGTTCGGTCAGCTTATCGACCGCATCCTGGTCCAGCTGGTTGCCATCGTAGTAGTCGGCGGCGCGGTCGGACTCGCGGCGCCAGTTCGGCTGGTGCTTGATCTCAAACAGGAAGTTCTCGACCTCTTCACGCGACAGCGCTTCGTCCCGCAATTCGGGCGGCGAGGCGCTGCTGATTGGCTTGCCGGACTGGTCGGGCAGGCGGCTGATCCGCCCTTTGGCAAGCGCCTTCGGCGTCGTGACGATTGGTTGGGCCATGAATTTTCCAGGTTGCACGCGAGGTATTCTCGCGTCTGGAAAATTATTCGACCCTGTGCCGTATTCCCCTGGGCTGTACTGTTGTGTACAGGCCGAGGGGGTACGGGTGGACAAACGGGGAGACGGCGCCTACAATGCCAATGGTAAAACTATGAGCGACGACAACATCATTCGGGCCTTCCCCGAGCTGCCCGACAACCCGGTCGCCATCGCCCCGCGCCCGGCGGGCGTGCCGCACTACTGCCAGCACGAGGCGATCCGGGTCGATCCGCACGAGCGGGTCGTTTCGTGCGCCGCGTGCGCGCAAGTGCTGGACCCGTTCGACTACCTGCACGGCGAAGCGCTGGCCATCCGGCGCGGCTGGCAGCGCCACCGCGAGGTGATGGCCAACGTGCGCGAACTGGTGGACCGGGTAGACGCCTTGAAGCGCGAGGAAAAGCGGCTGAAGGCGGCGATCAAGCGCTTGGGCGAGAAGGCGGGGCCGGTCGTCACCGTGCGCGGGCGGGGTACGCTGTGAGCGAACGCGTTGACGACTGGCCGTCGCTCAACGGGGCGCTGCTGGCGCGGCTGCGCTTTATCGACTTCCTCATCGAGCACTTCGGGCTGGTGCGGCGGCGCCACATCATGGACTACTTCGGGGTGTCGATGCCGCAGGCATCGAACGACCTGGCCAAGTACCGCCTGGCCGCCCCGGACAACCTGACCTATGACACGACCGTGCGCGCATGGCTGCGCGCGGACGGCTTTGCGCGGGTGTTCCCATGACGGACTTCCCCTTCAAAGGCGAGCCGGGCTGGCATGGGATGTTCACCCGCCAGCAGGCCAAGGGCGCGCTAGCCAACGGCACCCGCATCGTCAAGGTCAACTCGGAGCCGGGCGACGCGCACCCGGACGGCACCCCTGGCGTCATCCTCGGCTCGATCAGCCACCCGGCCATCTGGGATGGCGCCGTGTGCTACTTCGTTGAATGGGCACCCGCGCGGCGCAAGGCGGTGGCGGTGATGGGGTTCAAGCTGCGCGAGGCCGCGTGAGCCGCAACGCGCGCGAAGGGCGCTACTTCGGCAAGGTCAACGGACGCCCGAAGCGCGTGCCGCTGGCCATGCGCGCAGCGCACGCGCAGCACCGCCGCCGCCGCTTCAACGTCCAGTTCCGGCTCGTGCGCCGATGACAGCCAGCCGCAACATGCGCGAGGGCCATTACCTGGGCAAGATCGGTGGACGCCACGTGCGCCTGGCGCAGGCGATGCGCCGGTGGCGCGCGACGTGGGAACAGCCGAACCGGCGCTACAGCTACGGCGGGCGGCCGTGCCGCCGATAAATGGTAGAATCGAAATGATGAAAACGATCAAGGCACGTTCCCGCTACGACGAGCCGGTGACCGAGGCCGTGCTGTTGCGCGCCGTCGCGCGCGGGCTTGCCCACATCAGGATGACCAGTCGTAACCGGCGCGAAGGGCGCTATGTCGGGCGCTGGCAGGGCAAGGCGGTGCGCAGCACCCACTTCCTGTTTCGCCGCCTCGGCGCGGACGCGGAAGTCGCGTGGACAGTGATGAGCACACGCGCCAAGATGCCGCTGCCAGTGCGCCGCCCGCGCTACATTGCCCACGACCACAAGGAGCCACGATGAACGACCAACCTGTTAGCAGGCCCGACGCGCTCGGGCTGCACGAACTGATGGACCGCAGCTACGCGCTGACGGTCCAGTTCGGCGAACTGATCGAAAACCACAAGGATGCGGGCCTGTTCCAGGACGACGTGGACCGCATCGGCAAGGCGCTGTGGGACTTCTACCAGAAGATCACGGCGGCGCGGATGGAGGTGAGGTGAGCCGCAACGCGCGCGAGGGGCGCTACGTGGGCAAGTACAACGGCTTGCACACGCGCGCCCATGGCTATCTGGTCGCGCCCAGCGCCTACACCGCGCTAACCGTGTGGGCCGAGCGCCCAGGCGGGCCGCCGCCGCGCATCCCGCGCCACTGGTACACGAGCAAGGCGCGCATCGCCGAGATACAGGCGCGCGTGCTGGCCGTGCTCGACAAGTTCGACAAGGCTACCGACTCCAGCGCGCCACCATCAGCACCGCCGACAACGAAAGGGCAGCCCAGCCCCACTCGCCCGCGTCCAGACAGCGCACCAGGTTAAAGGCGTTCAGCACTCCGGCCGTGTGGGTGAACCAGCGGGTCTGCATCAATCGGCGCTGGGCCAGTCTTTGTTGGTGGTCATGATGGTTCTCCTTTGGTCGCGGCACTCATCACGACTTCAAGCGTTTCCCACAGCTCTTCCACATCTTTAGCCATCGGCTTCGGCGCGCTGGACGCCCTAGCCTTGTCGGCCATGGCCAGCATCTGCGCGTTCATCGCGGCCACGCGCTCGCGGCTGAGGTAGCCGCGCGGTAGCGGGGGCGGGGCGCCAGGACTGCGTTCGATCAACTCGGACAGCGCCGCCACCGATCCGAAGCGAAAGCCAGGGGCTAGCCGCTGCCACTGGTGCGAGCGCACGGCCTGACCCATCCAGTGACCGAGATAGCGGCCTTCGCGCCCGTTGCGGCTCGCTCGCGTGCGCTGCTCGGCCTCGTACAACAGTACTTCGGCCGGTATGATGTTGTTCCAGCTCATCAGTGCTGACCCTCTGGGTCGATCCGGTGCATATGGCCCACGTCCAACCCCATGCCGCGCAGGAAGGCGCGCGTGGCCCATTCGATTTCGGCCTCGGGGTCGCCCCCGGTGTCGATGCCAGAATCGACGACCTTCTTGGCGAACGCGCCAAACAGGGTCAGTACGAATTCGGGCGGCAGCTTCGCCGCGCGTGCCATATCGGTCACAGTCTGGATGAAGTGCAGACCGCGGAGGGCCAGCGCGTCCTGTTCGGGGGTCAGCTTATCGGTCATGGTTTTCCGAAGTCCTCGTAATTCAGCACCGGCTTATTTTTAGTTGCAGCACTACTCATGAGCTCAAGCGTCTCCCACAGCCCCACCAGATCTTCGGCCGCCACTGCTGCCGGTTCGCTGCTGCACGACTTGGGTACGCCGTCCTCGTAATGCACTTCGTGGATCGCATAGGTTATTTCATCGCCCTCGCCGTGCCGCAGGACGCGGTAGTTCCAGGTATGGACTGTCATTTTCCTGTTCCTTCAGTGTTGCGTTGTGCCGTCCATGATTGGCTTATCCAGACGCCTCACAATAGCCGCTTCCAGCCCCAGCCCCCGCATAAAGGACCGGATCACTTCTTGGTGCGCTTGTTCCGGGTTTATCCCGTCCTCGATATCCATGGCGACGATCCTGCGGGAGAATTCGCCAAACAGGATCACAATGAAGTGGGTCGGCAGGTTTAATTCCGCGAGCACCTCGTCCAGTTTGGACACGAACAGCATTCCCGCCTTGGCCAGATCAGCAATTTCATCGTCTTCGACGTCGTTCGTGCTCATCGGTAAACCTCCATCGTCCCATCTTCTTTAATGCGACGCCCGCTGGCAGGATGGCGATGCCAGCCTTTGGGTTCGCTTTTCCCGTCCCAGGCGTCGAATGCCGCTTTCGCATCGCCATAGCCGTGATAGCACCAGCGATCGCCATAGCCAAACGGCGTTACCTCGGCCAGGATCGCCCACGTGAACATAAACTTCTGCAGGCCAACCACCCCCCAGTCGCCCAGCAGCTTCGGATGCACCAGATACTCGCCCCATTGGGCCTTGACCGCCTCCAGAAAGCGCTGCTCGTCGTTGGTCATTTGTGCGCGTGCCTGTCGTCCTTAACGGTGCCGACGTGCGTGCGGTAGATACGGTCGTCGGCGCCATGCCAGATCAGCACGACGCCGCGCACGCTGTCCGTGTTGTGGCCGGTACGCTTGCCGTCCAGCTCGATGAACTGGTACGGCACGTGCAAGCCGATGACGGCCTCATGTTCGTCGTAGCGTTTGCCGATCAGCGCCTTGGCGATGGCGGCCAGCTTGTCTTTGCGAGTAAGTCGGTTTCCCATTGTGTTTTTCCCACCCTTTAATGCCTGGTCGGGTCGTCCCACATCGACGGGTCCACCAGCGCCGCCAATTGCGCCACCGCGCGCCCCAAATCAGCCTCCACCGGGTAACGCTTGCGCATCACCGCAATCAACGCCTCCCGGTCCAGCCGGTTGTAACCCATGGTGGCCTTGCCCATAATCGTCTGCGCGAACAGGTCGGCCACGTCGTCATACGTCGCCGGGATGCCCGCTTCGATCTGGGCGCGCAGCTGACGCAGGGTCTTCACGGCCGCCATCCCCGCATCGTATCGCTGGCAATCGTCGGGTTCATCGCAATGCCGTTGTCGGTAGCGCGAAAGCCGGGAAAGCGCTTGCGCAAGCTGGCGTCCAAATGCTCGGCCTCTTCGGCCAGTTGGGCCTCAAATTCGGCCTGGGTGAATACCCCCTTGGCGAGCAGCAGCGAAAGCAAAGTGTTGACCTCGACGCGCAGCATTAAGGTTACTTCGCGGTGATCCCGCACCGCTTGGCATTCGGCGTCGGTATCCGCGCGCGTACCCAGCTGCCACCCCGCCAGGACGGAGCGCCATTTGGCCAGCCGGTTCAGGGTTTGTTCAAGGGCGGCATTCATGATGCCAGAAACTTGCTCTTATCTTGGCCTTTCAGCCACTGCGGTTGACGGCCCATGCCGCTCCACGTTTCGCCATTCGGACCGATATATTTTTGGGTAGGCGCACGGCGCACGCGTTCTTTGGGCACCATGACGTTCAAGTCTTTCACCGACAGGCCATGCTGGGCCAGCACTGCCAGCACCTGCTCTTTGGCTGCCCTGATTTCGCTGGACGAGATCTGCTTAATTTGCGCTTCCAGCTCAGAAACCCGGGCCTTGGCCACACGGCGTAACTGCGCAATATCCGCATCCAACTGCTTGTTCACCGCGACGATTTCGGCTTTTAATTCTTTAGTTGATTTCAACGGCCGGTCTCCTATGGTTAATCTTGCGCATGATAGCCCACCAATTAGCAATGAGCAATCACGAAAAACCTATCAAGATTGGATATTGAACGTGTGAATTTCCACTTTATTGTTGAGTTCTTTTTTTTGTTTCCAGAGCTTCAACACCTTTCGCCTGGTGGTGGGGCTGGGAGATTTCGGGCAAAGCTGCCCCCTACCCGTTAGGGCAGTGGAAGCCTCACCCGGTAAGTCGTCGGTTCGCCTGTATGGAGCCGGCCGTCTAGTCACGGGAGTACAGGACCATCACAGCCTGTACCTTGTTCGTCCGCCGTGTGATCGGCGCCTCCGAGGGGTCGAACGTGCTTCCCTGCCGCTTTCGGAATCCCGCTTTAACGGCTACCCATTCTGCTACCAAGCCGGGCATCAACTAGATGGACGTACAGGTAGAGAATTTCGGAAAAGTAATGTAGAATGGACGAACAGGACGAGGGAGATCTTCCCCGATTGAGTTCGTGGTCGCTTCACAACTTTCTCCTCGATCAAGTGCTTGGAACCACTTGCCGGGCGTCCTTATTTTATCAAACGGAAACACGCCACCGCAAGGGGCGTGTTTTTTTTATTGCAAAACGTAATCGAGGTCAGCCATGACGACGATCCACCCCATCTGCCCGAGCTGTGGCGGCTCGGCTACCGAATCCATCGAGGTGCAGCACTTTGAGTACGGGCCGGAGGGGCACGGCATCAAGTTGTGCGCATCGGTGCCCGTCATCACGTGCAAGGCCGAGTGTGGCCAATACACCGACTGGCGCGGCGAAGCGATCCGCGAAGCCGTCATCCAGCACAACACGGTGCCGCAGTTGATGCCCGAGCCGGGAGCACGCGCCCCTGCATGGGATTTCAACAACGCAGTGGACGAACTGGAGAGCATGTATGCTACCGGGGCGCTGACCAATGCTGACGCGGGCTGCCAGCTCGCCATCCTGCACTTCGCCAATGCCGAGCCGGACGCGAACTGCATCACCACGCCGGACGGCGGGTGCGTCAGCACTGAGCCGTGCATGCACAGCGTCCGCAAGGAGATGACCTTCATCGAAGCTTGCCTGCGCGGCGAGGCCCGTACCGAGGAGATCGACAATTGGGTCGAGCGCTGGCACGGCACGGAAATCGGCTCGACCCAATCGTTGCGCGAGCTGCTGGGAATGACGCGTACCGAGTACGCATTGTGGATGCGCGAGGGCGACAAAGCGCTGGCCGCCATTTTGGTGGCACGGCGTAGCGCCGATCAACCCACGCGCCAGTTGTAGTCGCGCGTCGGGCTGACCTGCCGGTTCCCCAGCGGCGGCGTGGCGGCGAACCGGAGCGACATCACGGCGTAGCGCGTGGCGCTCATGCAGTCGTCCTCGATCGCCACGATCTTGCCGTCCTTGCGGTGGTACATGCGGAACTCGGCCCACCAGTCGGCCAGGTGCGAAAACACCTTGAACCGTCCGCTCTTCATCCGCTCCAGCATGTCCATGACGCCCGCCTCGACCGACGAGCGCAGCTTCTGCGCGCCGGCCGTCACCCCCGGCACCTCTTCGTACTGCGCCCGTTCGTGCAGCATGTTGAGCCCCGCCTGCCGGTACAGCTCCGACAGCATCACCCCCGACCCCTTGTCGTGCTGCAGGCCGTCATGCGGCCAGGCCACCGGCACCCACGGCCCGCGCGACAGGATCGGCCCGGCATGCACGGACGGCGTGCCGCCCTTGTTGGTGTAGACGTCGTACACGTACACCGTGTCGTTGTCGCGGTCCCACGCCAGCCACACGGCCGCGAACGGGTGGTTGAAACCGAAGTCGATCCCGCAGATCCTGGGCCAGTAGTCCGGCAGCACCATGTAGTCGATCATGATCGACGATTCCGGCACCGGGAACACCTGCCCGCTGCCCAAGAACGGGATGCCCATGGCGCGCGCCTTGCGCTCGTGCTCGGGGTAGGACGCGATGATCCGGTCCTTCTCCTCGCGCGTGTAGTGCTCCACGTCCTCGATGGTCATCTTGGTCACGGTGCGGTCCGGGCTTTCCTCGTTCAGGAAGCGGCGCACCACGTCGCTCATGCCCAAAAGCGGCGTGAACGTCATCCACAAGATGCCCTTGGTGGCGTTGGTACGGGTCAGCGTCTCGACGTAGATATCGAGCGGCGGCTCCTCGTCCATGGCGGCAAAGTGAATGGTCTCGCCCTGCAGCTTTTCCCGGCCCTTTTCGTAGGACTTGAACGAGACCCGCGACACCCCGCCCGACACGTGCTGCACCAGCACCGTGTCCACCGCATCGGCGATACCCTGGGCGCGCTTGATCTCGAGGATGCAGTCGGCCGGGATGGTCCCGGTGCCCCACTCGCCGCCGCGCCCGAGCAGCAATCGCTGCAGCGTGTCCCGTAGCGACTCGCCGGTCACCCCCATGGCCCAGCCGGTAACGGGACTGGCCCAGCGGTGCCCCTTCCACCAGTCCGGATAGCGCCCGGTCAGGTGCATCGCAATCTCGTAGGCGCTGCTCCAGGTCTTGCCCAACTGGTTACCGGCCATGAACAGCCGTTCGCGGTACTTATTCCCCGCGTTGTGGAACTCCCTCTGCCTCGCATACGGCCGGTACAAACTCAATTTGTTCCGGTCCCGGCGCCGCTTCAATTCGGCCAGTACCTGGGTTAAAGCCAATTGCGGCGCTGAGTTCCGCAGCGATTCGGGCAAGTTCTTCATCACTGAGTCCATCCAGTGCTCCCACTCGGATTTCTTTGCGTTCCACGAACATTCCCAACTCCTTGCCGATCAACTCCAGGCACTTGATCGCCTCGTTGGCCTTTTGCGGGGCGTGGGTTTCATTGCCCATCTTGTCGATCGCCTTCACGACCTTGCCGTTGGCCTCGTACTGGCGCAGCAGCTCGTTGACCACCCATTCCTTGTCCAACTTGATCTTCTCGATCACGCGCTCGCAGGCCTCGTCCTGCAGCATCGTGATGCGCGCCACGATCGCCGGATTCTTGGCCTCGTACTTCTTCGGGCTTTTGCACTGCACGCCCGAGCGCTGCACGCATTCGTCGATCGGCAGGCCGGACGCGCGCAGCTGCGCGTACACCTCCTGCTGCGGGTCCAGCCCGTAGCGGTTGCACTCTGCCGTCACGACCGGACGGCGCGGGGGGATCAGGTCTTTTCTCATGACTTCAAGGGGTCAGATAGGTCATCTTCTCGGCCAGGCGGCGCCGGGTCAGGCCGGCCACCACGCGGCCCTTGACCTTGTTCCACAGGACGAAGCACTCGGCCGCGCGGGCGTACTGGCCGCGCGCGGTGTTCAGCCTTACCGAACTGGCATAAAAAGCCCTGGTGCCGATGTTGTAGGCGAGGCTGGCGCAAGCCGCGGCGCGGTGTGGCTGGTCCACCAGGTTCGGGCAGGTCACCAGCACGTTGGCCAGGAACGCGGCAGCGCGCGCGCGCAAGCAGGACTCGGCCTGTTCCTGGGTCCAGACCATGCCCTCGGTGACCCCGGCCGTCTCGCCGTAGCCGATCGTCCAGATCCCGCCGACGTCGCGGTAGGCCACCAGCCGGCACCCTTCGAAGCGCTTGAGCATGGCCACGAGTAGGTCGAGCGCCGCCGTCATAGCAGCCGCGCCAGCAGGTAACCAACCAGCCCGCACAAGGCCCCCAGCGCGACCAGCAAGGCTGCGATCACCCCGATCCCCCACGTCCAAGCGTCGTCGCCGTACATCACGCGCCTTTCTGCTTGTCGAACGAGCGCCCCACGAACCAGAACGACAAAATCCCGGTCAAGAGCGCGAAGTCTTCGGGCGTGTAGATCGTCACGAAGGTGGCGGCCAGGCTGTTGTTGGTCCCGTACAGCAGCATCGCGCCGCCCAGCTTGTGGGCCGCGTACATCGCCAGCAGCAGGTAGGTCGTCAGCGGGCGCACCAAGAAATTCATCCCGTCCACCAGCCAAAAACCCGTCTTTTGCATCTGGCCCGCGAGCGCGCTGGTGGTCGCGTCGAGCATCTTGAGCGCCTGGTCGATCTCGCCCTGCGTCACCGTGGCCTCGTGCGCAATGTCGCCCTGCAGCTTGGCCAGCTCGATCTGGTGCTGCATGAGCGCCAGTTCGTGGGCGTTGTCCTGCTTGCGGTTCAGGAACGCGAACAGCTCGGGCATCATGCGCAGCAGGCCCCCGCCGAGGGCGGTCAGTAGAGACAGGATCATGCCGTCCACCCTTGTGTAGTACTGTCCTGTACACCGCTGCCCTGTACCTTAGTAAATTGGCCAATATAGGCCTTGCGCGGGCAGTTGCGCGACGAGTGCCCGCTGCCGCCGCAGTGGGCACAGCGCTCCCTGGTGGCCAGGCGGGCGTAGGGCTGAACAGGATTGATGTGCATTGTGTCCCCTTGTGGTCTTATGTCTTGTACTGTCTTGTACAACACTGTCCGGTTACCCCTCCTCCGGGATCTCCGCTTCCAGCAGCCGCAGCTTGGCCTTCTCCAGCAGCCAGAGCACCGTGCCGCCATCGGCCTTGTTGCTGGCAAAGTAGAACTCGCCGTCATGGTCGAAGCCGACGATCACCACCTCGGCCAGCTTCTCGGCCGCCTGCTGCAGGACCCGCTCGGCGTCCAGGTCGAGGCGCGTGATCACCGGCAGCACGGCGACCGGGGCCAGTTTCAGGTGGTCGCTCATCGGTACAGCGCCTCGTCGTCGTCCGGGAAGTCGTCGTCCGGCAGGTCGACGTCATCGGCCAGATCGCGCAGGTCGTCCAGTTCATCGTCATCCGGCTTGCTCGCGTACGGGCAGGCGGCCGGACCGGGGCAGTGCCCCGGCAGGTCGTCGCCGCACTCGCAGCGGCCGATGCGCTGGCGGCGGCTCATTGCATGTTCTCCGGTGCGGCCATCGACAGGTCAACGCCAGGCCGTGGCGCGACCGCCGGGAACACCCGATTGATGGCCCAATGGTTCACCAGCGCCGCCATCGCCACCGTGTCGCGTGGCTCGTACGTGGTGAAGAACTCCATCGCCCCGAACACGTTTTCGGCGCCCAGCACCAGGCCGTGGACATTGCCGTCCTCGATGTGCTGGGCGAGCATTTCCAGCAGCTGCAGCGCGGAGTCGCGGCGGTCGTCGTCAGTGGTCAGGGACATGGGGAGTCCTTTCAGTGCAGGAGGAGGTAGGCCAGGACCATCTGCGGGGCCGCCACCGCGAGGAAGACGCCAATGCTCGACACGACGTTGGCTTTTATTGTCATTTTAATAAGTTTTCGGTTCATAGTGGATGCGCGAAAATTTTTTGAGGGTCGGATCATTAGAAATTTTTCGGGCGCGGGGTCCCGGCTTCGCCCCTCCCCCCCGGGGGGGTGGGGGTCGAGTGGCGCCGGCCGGCGGCGCGGGCGGCGCCAAACCAAGCGGCGTCGAGGGCGGCGGCGGCGTCGAGAGCTGGGTCGTGCGGCGGTGTGGTGGTCCAGCGTGCGGTGTGGGTCCGGCCCAGGCGGTACACGCGCCCCATGTCGAGCAAGCGATTCAATGCGTCAATGGCCGACTTGTAGCGTAGGCCGGTCATGCTGGCGACCTCACGGCCACCAACCGGCTGAGCACAGCCGTGCAAAGCGGCAAGGATGGCGGCCCGGATCGTCATGGCAGCTCCGGCAGGTCCACGCCCAGATAGCGCATGATCGCTTGGCGCGACTCCTCGGCAGACCGGCAGACGTGGATTTGCCAGTTGTTGGCGCGCAACGTGTCCAACCAGCGGTCCTGGTCCGGGGTCGTGGTGCCGGTGGCCGTTTTCATCTCGATGGCAAGGCCGTTGTAGCCGTTGCGCTCGATCGGCAAGAGCAGATCCGGCACGCCCCGCTTGACGCCCAGACGGCGCATTTGCGCGCCCGCCAGCCCGTCGCGCTTGCCGCCGTTCGGGCAGTGGAACAGGTAGGCCAGCATCCCGGCCACGGCGCGCACGGCAGGCAAATGGGACCACGTGATGAGGCGCGCTTGTTCTTTCTCTTCAGAACGAATCATGGTGCGGTTCCTCGTGTAGGCGTCGCGGAGACCCGATTCCCTAGGCGTCTCGGCCAGATGGTGTAAATCCTGGTGTAACTGCCGTGCTACCGGCGGCGAATCCTTGCCCAACCGCCACGTTTCCTAGCAGAGATTCTAGTCGTCATATTGAGGAATGACAAGCAATCGTCATCACTTTGAACAACAAAGTGCATGCAGTACACATGCCGGCCGCGGCATTGCCACGATGCAACGCGCGCGCGACCGTTCGGGTGACGGTAGCACGGGTCCCTATCGCCCCCGCGCCAACGATCAGGAAAGTTAATCGCGGTCCCCGTTGTGCGCCAAGGTTGTCCAGGCCTCGGACAAGGCAACCGGCAGGGCTCTTCCATAGGAGAATTTATACTTCTAATATATATTTCTTACTTATATTGTTTCTATGTCTTACCCATATCTGTATCCCTAGAAAAATACTTTTTCAGGGGATATATATATGAGGGACAACGACAAACGCACAAAGCGCCCTTGCCAAAGGGCAAGAGCGCCCATTTCCCCCTATGAGAGACCGTCCTGGCGCACCTGTTTTCGCCTTGTTCGCAAGGCAAAAACAGGGACAAGCGGGGTCAGCAGCCCATCCGGCGCCGTGCGCGGCGCACGCTCAACCGGCTGATTACTTGCCGGGTGGCCTTGACCAGCTCGGGCGAAGCGATACCCAGCCCTCGGGCGAACTTCACGGACACATACGCGGCACGGCGGTGCTGGCGAATGTCGTACGGCTTCCCCGGCTTATACGACAGCCGGGACATCGTTGCACGGCGCTTTTCCTGAACGGTGCTCATGCTTGGCCCTCCCGCCGCTCCTTGAACTTGGCCACGATCTCCCGCCCAGCGTCGATCCACGCAGCCGGATTGACCATGCCATCCTGCTTGTAGTCCTCCGGTTTGCTCGCGGCGACTGCCGTAGCGAACTCTTCGACCGCCTGCAACACCATCACATGCACCAGCGGATTGCGGCACCACGTTAGCAGGTCCTCCATGAACTCCGCGTTATCAAGCGGCACCTTGACGCCCTCTCGTTGGCAGTCGGCGCAGAGCCGTTGATCTAGTGCTATCGGCTCGTCGCATCCTTTGCAGTGTCCTTTGCTCATGCTGTCCTCCAGGTCAATGTGGCCGTTGCTCGGCCACCCGCTCGCCGGTTCCGTTGTCGATCGCATGGACCCACCACTTGCCATCCTGATACGTCCACATCGCACAAGAGCGGAACCTGATAAACGGCAGGCAACCGCGCAGGTTCGGGGAACCAGCGAACAGGACCACGCGCCCGCGCCCGGCTTGCTCCACGTGCTGAATTGCCGCCTCGGGATCGCCAAAATCAAGGCTTTGGTCAACGGTGGCGGTGTACTTCCGTTGGTACGGGTTCTCGTCGAACTCCTTGACCGACTCCACCACGCCATCACGGAGATAGCCCCAGCCAGCTTGCTGCCTAGCATCGGATTCATTCGCGGCCCAACGCTCCACGTCCTCCCGCTTGCCATCGCTGAGACGCACGGTCACGACATACTGTTTCTCTTCCATATTGTTTCTCCTCGGGATTGCTTGCATCATGCAAGTGAACCCGTTAGAAGCAAAAGCAAACACAGCGGTTCCCCGCGCCACGCGTGACGCGGATCAACCGCTGCTTGTATTTACTTGGTGAATTATGGACGGTGCTTGGAACCATCCGGCGGCGTGATGATCTCCCCATCGGCCTTTTTGTACGGCACGCAACTACGATTGCCGCCCCGGTCGCGCCATTCGCCATTGCCGGAGTACTCGATGTCCTGGCCACACAGCGCGCAACTCGAACGTTCCCCGATTGGCACTTCGCGCCGTGATCGCAACTGCCGGGCTTCCTCTGGCCGTATGTCCAGGCCGACGTCGGCCAGCGCTTTGCACGCGGCGGCAAACTCGTTGGTATGGGATTTGTGATTGGCCAGCATCCAGCGCGCACAGCCTTGCAAGGATTCCAGTGCGGCCACCAGCGCGGCCATGTCCAGCTGCTGCAAGGCGTCGATAACGCCCTCGTCGAGGAGCGACTTTTCCTCATGGTCGCAAGCGTGCTGGATGCCGCGTAGGATCGCCAAATGGTTCGTTTTCATAACCCCTCGCCCAGGTCGATCACGCCCCCATCCGGAAACGTCAGCACGCCACCCGCCACGGTAACGTTGCCCTCGGTCTTGCGTAACTTTTGCATGGCCACGTCCGCGCTCGTTTCCTGCATGATCAGGAACTTGGCCCGGTTGATCGCTTGCCGTGCGCGCTCGTGCTGGCCACGTTCTAGCAGCTCCTGCGCGTCCGACAGCATGGACACGGCCATAAACCGCGCCGGATGCGCCCCCAACAGCGGCGCGTGCTCGGCCAACGTCGCTTCCAGCTCGGCTTGCGTGCAGCCGAACATGAGGCGTTGGCGGTCCTCCTGGTCCTGCTTATTCATCGTCCTCTCCTTGCTCAAACGCGGGCAGCTCGTCGCCCACATGGTTGATAACCTCGCCCTCCGCGTCCACCGACTTGTACGGCTCGATTTCCTTATCGCATACCGGGCAATGATCGTTGCACATGCAGCTCCACTTGTCGCGCCAATGCCGGCCACAATGGAGATAGAAGTTGGTGTATTCCCCTTCCTCGGCCTCGGCCTTCTTCTCCTTGCTGGCGTTTAGGACGGTCCCGGTCCATCCGCAGTTGTTGCAGCGACACTCAGAATCATCGTCCCATTCGTGACTGCCATCATGCGATTCATCCGCGTCCGTGCCGTCCTTGCACAGCCGGACCCACACGGTAGCGGCAATATCAAGTTCGTCGCTCGCCCCGCACTTCGGACAATACATGTCGAATTGGTTCTCGCAGTCGTCGTCGTCCGTGTCCCGGTCGTTCATTTCTTACCCTCGTTCGTCTCGTTGCCGTACATGCTGCGAGCGCGGGTCAGCTCGTGCTCGAAATCGGTGCCGTGGCGGTCGCACCAGTGCATCAAGCCGGCCAGCAGGCCGGCCAGAGCATCCTCGTTGACGTCGTTGGTCGTTCGCTGGAATTCGCGCAGCGCGGCGCTTGCCCACTCGGCGCGGTGGTCGTTTAGGTCGTCCGGGTCGGGGGGCAAGTGTGGTGATGCGGTTTTCATGTTGGCCTCTCTAGAATCTCGGTGTTAATGAAAAGTAGAAACTGCCAAGGTTACTACTAAATCCCTGGCTCACGTTGGGCCGGTCGCCATAATGCCGGTACAGGCGCAGCGTGGCCAGCTCGGAGCCAAACCCGTAGAACGTGCCGCCAATCTCTTCGACCCGTACCGGCTCGTTCGCGTACTGGCTCCACTCGTCCGCGATGCGTTGCAACTGGGCTTTGGTGGCCATGCTTCATATCCTTCCATGCTCGGCAAATGAATAATGCCGATCTCCTGCAACGATGATGTGGTCCAGCACACGCACACCAACCAGTGCCAACGCTTGTTGTAAATGGTCGGTAACGTGCATATCGGCGTCACTCGGTTCCGGCTCGCCGGATGGATGATTGTGCGAAATGACGACACCGTTAGCGTTGTGGTGCATGGCTTTTTTCACCACTTCGCGCGGATAGACGGAAGTGGACGTTAGCGTTCCCCTGAACATTTCTTCGGTCGTGATCACGCGGTTTTTCACATCGAGGAACATGACATTGAAAACTTCATGCTCCAGGCTTGCGGTTTTCAATTTCAAGTAGCTGGCGGCGGCGGCGGGTTCCCGGCATACCAAACCGGGTTCACGCATCCGTTTTTTGAGGATGTTCATTGCCTGGGCAATGATTGCGTCATCATCGAATTGGCTGGCGGTAATCATTTTTTTTGGTCTCCAGTGTTGCTGAATTGGAGACTTCATCCTACTTGCATTATGCAAGTAGGATTTGCGGTAGATCAGACGAATCCCTTACTGCATTTCACCACGTAACGTTGTTTGGTCTGGTCCCACACCGAAAGAATCACGCCAAAACGTTTGTTCGGTCGGTCCCATACGTCGAAGCCTGGCGCGATCCGCTCGTATGCTTTGCGCGCCTCGCGCCAAGATTTGCCCACGTACCGAACGCTATTCATACCAACGGGGACCACCACGGCAGAATCCGAACGGTCCACGCGGTATTGGGTGAGGTCTGTCATGTTTCGCCCCTCTTATCCTCCACGGACACCACGGCCCCCGTCTCGTCAAATATCGCCTTGGCCCGTTTGTTGGCTGAGTCCAGATCGGCAAACCGTTCGGTTCCCCCGACCACGTACGGTTTGCATGCGGCGGTCGTCTTGTCGTAATCCTCAAAGTTGTGGTTCAGACTGGCCACATTCGTGAGAAAAGCCAGCTGGTGCACGATCAACCGAACGGCAGGATCGGCACAAATGGCGTTGGTGTCCAGGTCGCGCACTTCCTCCACGGCTCGCACCAGCGAACGCGAAATGGCGATTGGATTGCACGCGCCGGCTTGGATTGCAAGCGCGTCGCTGAAACGCTGGCCCGGTTTGTTTGGGTGAATCGTGATCGGCTGCATGATGAAATCTCCGTTCGTTCGTGGAGATTCCATCATACTTGCATAATGCAAGCACGGATTGAGCAATGTCAGTTATGCCGCCGGGTCCACATTCGGCCCGTATGGCCACGGTTCGCCCTGGTCCGTGCAATGCGCCACGTGTGGCTGACCATCTTTCACGGCCAGCACTCCGAAGCCTGGCGCACCTTCCATGAATGTATTTGCGTCGTTTGCATTCTCAAATACGATGGTGTCGTACACCCGGCCCATGTGGACGAACCGCGACGACTCGGCGTCAATCTCGTCGGCCTGAAACAGGCTAATCGGCTCGTCGTCGGCAACGGAAACCTCCGCAATGATCGGGTCGCCGTTCGGCCACTCCCCCAGCTCGGCGCGTTTGGCGTCGATCGTTTTGGTAATGAGTTCGCGGGCCGCGGCCAGCGTCGGCGCTTTGACGCGCAAAGCGGCAATCAGGCGTAGGTCAAACGCGAATTTGTGCAGCTCGGGCTCCGGATTATTGTGGTCCATGATGGTGTCCTCCCTTGGGTTTAATCTTCCAACACAATGCCGCGCCGGTTGGCCTCGGTGCGCGCCAGCTCCGCGTACTCTTCGCGCCCCGCGTCGCGCTCCTTTTCGTACACGCCGCGCACCTGGTCGTCCGTGCAATTGGCTAGGTAGCCGTTAAATTCCCGTATGTCTTGCGCGCTAATCATCATTCCCCCTTGTCGCGGTGCCATTTAATTTTTCGTTGATAATGCATGCTATTGCCACCCCGGCCAGCATGCCGGCCAAGAAAACGTTAATGTCGAACATGGTCAGCCTCCCTTGGTCGTCGGCGCGATCACTTCGGTAACCTGGCGCGCACGCATGTCCGTCAACTTATACACCTGGCGCGTGTTTTCGTCCTGAATGCGCCAGGCGCTTTTGCCGTAACGCTCCAGCACGAGATAGCGCCGGCCGCCATACACGATGCGCGATTGCGGCACGATCTTGGGCCGGGCCTTGCGCCGTGCGTGAAATTCACGGCAACGCTTGCGCCAGTCAAGCGCGTTTTCGTTGTCCGTCTCGGTCAGCAGGTCCAGGATGCGCTCGGGACATTCGGCCTCGCACGGTCCCATTTCCTCACTCATGCTCTTCCAGCCGAAATTCTCTTCACCGCGCCAGTACCCCAGCAGGAAAATTGCCGCCCACACTTCGCGGGCCTTGGTCTGCTTGTCGATGCGCTCGACTGCCGCATAAAACGTTTTCAGGTTGACGATGGCGGTATCCAGCACCTTGTAGGTGGCCGGATTGTCCGGCCCCCAGGACAAAGCGCCCGAATGATGCAGCAAATAGTCGGTGGCCGAAATGCCCTTCGGTTTGTGCGTCGTTGTCCAACCCATTTTTGCCTCCGTTTCGCTTGGTGGAGACCCCAGCATACTTGCATGATGCAAGTATGGTTTTGCGTTTCCTCAAACCGATGCGCGTCCGTTTCCCCCGAAAAAAAAGGCAGCTGCCCCAAAAAAAAAGGCAGCTGCCCCCTTTTGTATTTACTTTGTCATTTGAATCAGCCGGCCCAGGCTATACCCGCACAGACAGATGAAAGCATTGTCCAGCAATTCTTTCTCTTCGGGGTTGGCGTCCTGGTACAGATGTTCCAGCCGTTCGCTGTCGTCCTCGTCGTCGTCCAGCATGGCGGTTTGGATCGTCGTGATGAGACTCATGATTCTTCTTCCAGCCGTCTGAACGCCTCCCGGTCCCATTCCAATTCATCCAGATAGGCGCTACGCTGGTCCGCTTTGTGCGCGTTATGCGAATAGCGGCGCACCCGCTCCCGGCAGTAGAAAAACAGCTCGCTGCGGTGCGGATGGTCGTCGTTCACGTTTTCCATGAACCACCACAGCGCCAGGACCCCCGGCAGCGCGTCCAAGTACTCGGCAATTTGCTGATAGGTCTGCCCTTCACTTAGGTTCAACGTTTCACACAGTTGGTCGATCTCCAGATTGTCCAACGGCTCGACCTCTCCGCAATTCGTGGCGATGTCGTCGAACTGACGTTCGCCATCTACCGTATTTCGCTGATAAAAACGCAATGCGGCCAAAAGCGTGGCGTGCTGTGCATCGGTCAGGTTTTTCATAATTAGTCCTCATTAAAAACAAACACATAATGGTCCGGCTTGAGCCAACCGCCTATCAGCGTGGATGAATCCCACCCCATTTTTTCGCACAGGGCCTCCGCAGCCTTACGGTAGCGCGGTTCCCCAAAATCCAGGTCGGCATCGGCCGGGTACTTGATCGTGATGCGGTTGCCGTCGCCGTCCGACGCTGCAATGCGCGGCGGCCGGTTCTCGGTAGCGCCAATGAACCTGGTCAGGATGGCTTTCTTAGTTGTCATGATTGCCTCTTTCCGCTTCCGCTTCCTTTGCCTCTTTTACCTCCTTGATGATTTGCCGGCACACCTTGCACCGCGAAATCGAACTTTGATTCAGCCCGGTCTCTTTCGCAGCTGCGTACGCGGTATAACCCTGGCGCAGCAGCCTGCGCGCTTCCAGCATTTCGGCAGAAACGCGCCCGCTCATGATTGGCCCCCGTTTGCCTTGCGTACGAGCGCGTAAAAATACATGCGCGCCTTACTGCCGCTGGCATTTTTCGGCGGCTGATAATGATCGGCGGCGGCGCACTCCAGCAACACGCGCACCTGGTCACTACTGAGGGAATGAAAGTCGGCATCCAAACCGATGCCGGCGGCCTGGAGCTTCGGTAATGCGGCGGATAGATTGACTGCCATGACGGGCCTCCGTTGTGGGTAAGGCCCCGATCATACTTGCATTATGCACGCATGCGCCTTGACCGGGCGCAAAAAACCTTACCCCGGCAGGCGCGTGAGACGGAGGGTCGGGTAGGCCACACCCAGGACGGCCGCGAGGCGGCTCGCAATGAACGCGCTGTCTTCGCGCTCGCCTTCTTGGTTCAGCACGAGCTGCCGCCCGTCATTGACGTTTTGGATGGTCCACTGGAAGCAATCGCCCACCCAGCCGGCACGGATGACCAGCGCCGCCTCGCCCGTCGTGCTGCTGCCCAGGCGCGCATACTCGACGCGGGCCTGTTCGATGTCCTCGATCGCGCTCAGGCAAGCATCGGCACTCGATTGCAGCGTGGAATGAAATTTTTCGAGCAGCATGGCGCTCCCCCGTTGTCTTCTTGCTATTGAACTACCGAACGAAAACGATACCAGCATTTAACAAACGGCACAACCTAACAATGTAGGATATTGCTGACAGCAACAGGTCAGCGCACACCCCGTCCCTCCTGGCGCCGTGGCGCGCGCCGGCCCGGATGGGCGGCCATGGCGCCGCCCATCCCTGTAGGAACACACCTACGAAATTTTACTTGGAAGTTCAACCAGCTCGACCCAAGGGCGTCGGCGCCGGCCACGTCGGGGGGGCTGGGCCGGTCCCAGCCCTTGCGCGGCGCGGGCCTGCAACAGCGCACGCCTGGCCGCCACACGCGCCGCCGCCGTCACCAGGGCCGGCGCGGCCTTCTCGTTTTTTTCGATCATTTCTCATCCCCCTCGTTGGTCGGCGGCTGGGATGCGTAATACACGATGCCGTTGAAAATGTAGCCGGGCGCGGTGAACCCCACGGCGCGGTGAATCCGGCCCGATTCCATCGCCGTGGTGATCACCCTGGCGAATTCCTGCGCGTCCATCTTCATTTTCTGGAGCAGCATCGCGTGCGGCATGCCGCCCGCCCTGGTGATCTTGATGTACTGCTTTTCGTTGTATTTGCGGGCGCGCTTGATGAACCCCAGCGCCTTTTTGATGGCGTCCTCGGATTTGGTCTGTGGGCGCTTGCTTTGGGCGTTGGAGGCCATCAGAAAATCGTAGTGCTTCACGTACTGGATCGCCCATTCCATCGCCTCGGTGCGAATGATGTTGTCGCGGGGCGAATTGGTCGCTTTCGCCACCAGCATGGCAATGCGCTGCGCCTTTTCCACCGAACGCGCCAACAGCGATTCTTCGGCCTCCATCTCCAGCGAGTTCTGCTTGGCGATGATCGCCGTTTCAAACTCGACCTGCATCGCCTTGCACTCGGGGGCAAAGAACATTTCGACCGGCACCGCTTCCATGTCGGCGCGGATCTCGCCGCCCAGGTTCCCGATCGCCTTGTGCTCCTCGACCAGCTCCTTCAACCAGTCGATGACTTCCTTGGGCGGCTCGCGCCGTGAGGGGTATTCGGACAGCGCCCTCGGTTTCAGCGATTCCACGATCATCAGGCGGCTCAGGAAACCGCCCTCAAAATGCTCATCGGCCAGCGCCGAATAGAACACGTCGGGCGTGGTCGCGCCCAGGATCGTGATGGCCGGGTTGTACACCGGCCCCCGCGCCTCCAGCTTCAATTGGTCGGCCGATTTGCCGTTGGCCGAACGGGTCGGCGGCGCCACCAGCCCGTCCAATGCCCCCCAAGCCTTGACCAGCTCGGTAATCGCGGTCGTCAGGAACGCGCCCGACTTGGACATCGACATCTTGAGCATCTGGCCGATCTCGTCGATGATCGCAAGGTGCGACGGGGCGCGGTTCAGTTCTGTGAACACCCCGGCCTGGCTGGTGTAGCCGGCCCCGCCCAGCAGGTCGAGCAGGCCGGCCTTGACCAGGCAGGCGCGCACGCACTTCATCGGATGGTCCTTGCCCTCGCCCGACTTGGCGATCATGACGATGTACTGGCTGGACCAGTTGTTGTCATTGGTGCGGTAACGCCGCCCCATCACGGTCGCCACCAAGGCCAGCGCCGCGGCCAGCGACAGCTCGGGCTGCGGCTTCTTGGCCGTCAGGTTGATCCAGTCCGCGATCTTGCCGATCATGCCTGGCGCGTTGGTGACGAATTCGGGCGGCCGGTACGCATTGCGCTCGGCCTCGGCCTCCTCCTCGGCGGCCTGCGCCTCGATCTCGGCCAGCATGGCGCGGGCGCCCTCGCTGGGTTCCTCGCGCGGCGCCACCAACGGCGCCGGGGGCGGCACGCGTCGGCTTTGCAGCAGCGCGCTCAGGTCCACCGTCTCCTGGCCCGGCAGCGGGGGCGGTTCGGCCTCGTCGCCCAGGCTCATCTTGAACTGGTCGCCGCCGATGCCCAGCACCTTGCGCAGCGCCTCGGACGCCTGGCTGAAGTTCACATTGGTCGCGTACATCACCAGGTCAATCGGCGTCAGGCCCGCGTTGCCCCCCCAATCGCGGATGCCGTCGCGATGGATGCTGACGTTGGGGTTCAGCGCGGCGCGCCAGAACGCGCGGCAGCGATAGCCCCCGTTGACCGGCTTGGCTGTGGGGATCATCAGCGGCACCCATTCATCGAGACGGTGCAGCGCCTGGTTGTTGATCTCGCGCCAGAAGGCCGACGCGATGCTCTGCACGATGGCCTGTCCCGGCTTCTCGGCGCGATCGAGGGGCGCGGCGCGGCGCGCAGCCTTGTCCTCGGGGGTCTGCAGCGGCGCCAGCACGCGGTCAACCTGCTCCGTGAAGTCCGCCGGCAGCAGCGGCAGCAACGCGATATCGAAGTCGTCCAGCGCGTCCTCGGTCAGGTACACGTAGGTCATGCCATCGGGATGCGGCGTGCCCGGCATGCAGGTCTGGCGCCCGTCCGACAGCAGATCCAGCACGCGCTGCGAATGCACGTCCCAGGAGCGCGACTTGTGGATCTCCTCGTAGCGATAGAAGGCCGTGAAGCCCTTCTTGCCCTTCTTGCGTACCGGCGAAGGCGGCATGATGTTGGCCAGCATGCGCAGCAGCGCCGGGTCGTCGGTATCGACGTCGACCGCGATCACGTTGGACAGCTTCCCGCACAACAGGCCGATGCCGGCATCCGGATACGTGTTCCACAGGTCCAGCTCAAACGGCGCCGGGTAGCGTGCGAAATACTCGTTCCACTTGCTCATGCCGTGCCAAGCGCCGTGGGTGTAGGCGCCGGGGCGCTTGGTGCCTGGTGCGATCGGCACTACCGACAGGCCGTTGTCGATATACCGCTGGCTGGCCGTCGCAAACGGTGAGGAGAACGGTGGTCTGCTCATACGGGCACCCCGAACGCTGGCACCGTGAACAGGTCAGGACGCAGCACGCTCAACGGCAGGCCGCTCAGATCGCGCACGGTCCTGATATGCTGCTTCGGTACGCGCACCCACTGCGATACCGCCGAGCGGCTCACGCCGCACGCGGCGGCCACCGCGCCGACCCCCCCGGCCAGCTCCACGACGCCCGTGATCGTCATTCCCGCCGGGGAACTGGCATCACGTTTTTTTACCGCTGTCATCTTCAGCCTCCAAGTGAAAAGCAAACGTTGTCAGGCCGCCGACTGTACGCCAAATTCTTCGCGGAATCAAAGCAAGTGGAAAAAAACAACTAATGCCAGATTTTTGCAGACGCCGATTGCTTTTCAGACTATAATCTTGAAAGTTTTACTAAAAGGAAACCTATGAGCGACCATCGGGAGATCTTCGCTCGCCGCCTGCGAGAGGTGCGCGAGAGTAAGGTGCCAAAGCTAAGTCAGCGGGCAGCTGCCAAATTGCTTGGTTTCTCACAGTCGGCATTGAGCCTTTGGGAGCTTGGCAAGAACATGCCGGAATTGAACGTCATGGTTAAACTTGCTGAGTTCTATGACGTCCCACTCGATTTCCTGCAGGGGACAGTCGATACCCCCCGCGTCCGTTCCACGTACGAGATTGCTACCGTCCCTCTGTTACCCCTCGCCGCGTTGGCCAAATGGGATTTCAAGGAGGCGACCACCGCAGTGCAGACGAGTCAGGATTTCGCCCCAGGCACGGCCGCTGCCGTCATGGTCAACAGCGATCTGCTGCACTCAACCTGCGCGCCAGGCGACATCGTGATCGTCGAGCGTGACCAGCGTCTCATTCCCAACGGGATTTACTATCTCATTCCTCCAGACTCCAAGGAACCAGTGCTGCGCCAATGCACTATCGATGGCGCCGCTGCCTGGTTCACAACCGAAATCCTCACCATCCCGGCCCTGCCGTTCGGACCTGGCGTGAAGATTGTCGGACGAGTCCGCGAGATCGTCCGTCGCACGCTGCTGTAAGGGGGCATAAAACCTGTCAAGTCTGATAGGTTTTCCCGCGCCCGCGCGCGCAAATACACCCGACTGGCTTTATCCCGCAAGAAAATTATTTTCGTGCGAAGTGACAACGATTGCTTGTCATCGTCATTTTTGACTACTAGAATCAAGTTTCTCTCTTGAATCTCAGTGGCCGATCATGACTAGCGAACTGCGCGAACTCTCTGCCCAATGGCTGGAAGCCAAGCAAGCCGAAAACACCGCCAAGGCCCGCCGGCTGGCGATCGAACAAGCAATCGTCGACATCACCGGCACCCGCGAGACCGGCCAAATGACCGTCACCGCGGCCGACGCCAAGATCGTCGTCAAGGTCAACGAGACCTACAAGTTCGACTGGGCCGAGTACGACCGCCTCGCCAACCAGATCCCCTCCCATCTGCAGCCCGTCAAGACCCGCCGCGAGCCTGATCCCGCTGGCCTGCGCTGGCTGCGCGAAAACCGCCCCGCGATCTACGCGGCGCTGGCGCCCGCGCTGACGCGCACGATCACCAAGCCGAGCATCGAGATCACCTTGCTGGGCGAGTAGTCCGCTTTTCCACCCCCGAAGGAGCATGCCTTGAGCGATGCAAGCATAACCATTCGCCACAACGACGACCGGCTGCAGATGGAAGTCGCGTTTAGCGGCGGCGATTACGACGAAACCCAAATCCCGCACGCGCTGATCGCCTACTGCTGGAACCTGGTGCGCAACAGCTCCGACCGCCTGGCCGAAGAGGACCGCCTGGCCGAAGAGGCCGAGCAGCGCCCCAGCATCCTGCTGCCGGAGGGACGCTGATATGGCCTTCGACCTGTCCAGCATCCAGAAGGGCAAACAGCCCAAGCCGCCCCTGATCCTGCTGTATGGCGTGCATGGCATCGGCAAGTCCACCTTTGGCGCCGACGCCCCCAACCCGGTGTTCATCCAGACCGAGGACGGCTTGGGCTCCCTCGATGTGGCCAAGTTCCCGCTGGCGAAAACCAGCGCCGATGTGATCGAAGCGCTCGGCACGCTGTACAGCGACAAGCACGACTACAAGACCTGCGTGCTCGACTCGGCCGACTGGCTCGACAACTTCCTGACGGACGAGATCAACAAGGAGTATTCGGCCCAGGATCTGGCCTACGGCAAGAACGCCCTGATCCTGCATCAGAAGTGGGCGATGCTGCTCGACGGGTTCAAGGCGCTGCGCGACGACCGGGGCATGAACGTGATCCTGATCGCGCACTCGGAGATCGCGCGCTTCGACGCCCCCGACACCGAAGCGTACGACCGCTACCAGCCGAAGATGAACAAGAAGTCGAGCGCGCTGGTGCAGGAGTGGGCCGATGCGGTCCTGTTCTGCAACTACCAGACCCTCATCAAGAAAGAGGACGCCGGCTTCAACAAGAAGAACGTGCGCGGTATCTCGACCGGCGAGCGCCTGATCCACACCGAGGAGACGGCCGCCTACAAGGCCAAGAACCGCTACGCCCTGCCGCCCACCATGAAGCTGTCGTGGGACGCCTTCTACACCGCTTATCTCGCCGCCTGCAAGCAGGCATAACCAAGGAAGACAAACATGGCCAATCTCGCCGGCTTTAACGCCAATGAAGTCCCCGAATCGTCCTTCGAAGTCCTGCCCCCCGGTGTGTACACCGTGATGGCCACGCAGGAGGAGGAAAAAGAGAACTCGCAAAAGCGCGGCAGTTACTTGATGTTCGTGCTCGACGTCCTGACCGAGGGCTACAGCGGCAAAAAGCTGTGGGTGTACCTGAACCTGTGGCACGAGAACGAGGCCGCGCGCCCGCCGGCCCAGCGCGAGCTGGCCGCATTGTGCCTGGCAGTCGGTGTGCCGACCCCGAAGCAATCGTCCGAACTGCTGGGCAAGCCGTTCCTGGTCGCGGTCGACATCGAGAAGGACAAGCAGGGCAAGGACCGCAACCGGATCACCGGCTACTACCCGGTGGGCGCCGTGCCGGCCGCCGCCGCGCCTGCGCCGGCCGCAAAAAGCGCGCCCTGGTCGAAATAATCGCCGGACGCCCCAGCGGCGCGAGGGCCAAATCGACCGCAGCGCAAGCCCCTGTCTCCTTATGGGTTTGACCTTTCCAGGGGTGATTGCGCCGACTGGCCGCCGTAAGCGGCCCCGAACAATATAAGGCTGTACAACATAGTACAGGATCATCCAATGAGCGCACTCACCGAGTCCGTCGCACCCTTCGAGACCTATTTCCGCCCTGGCTTTTTGGCATGGCTCGAGATGAATGAGGCGATCTATCGCCAGTTCGAGCAACAGACCAAGGATTTGATTGGCGCCGGGTGGACCCATTTCTCCGCACGCACCATCCTCGAAGAAATCCGTCATTACACACGCCACCGCGAGCGCGGTCAGTGCTCTTTCAAAATCAACGACCACCACTCGACCGACCTGGGCCGCGTCTTTGCGATCAACCACCCGGCCTACCTCAACTTTTGGGAGTATCGACGGCCCGACTGGCGCAGATTCATCGAAGCCATCGAGGCGCTTCGCCTGCAGGAGGCCGAGTAATGCCTGCCCTGCCCCAAGTTGACCACGATGTGGTCGAGGCGATCTACGAGGCGTACCGCGAGCGCGGCGAGGCCGAGCTGCCGCGCGCCTACCTCGGCGCCTCGGTGATCGGCGACGAGTGCGAGCGCAAGCTGTGGTATGGCATGCGCTGGGCCACGCTGCCGGAATTCGACGGGCGCATGTACCGCCTGTTCCAGACCGGCCACCTCGAGGAGCCGCGTCTGATCCGCGACCTGCGCGACATCGGCGCCACCGTCTATGAGCGCGACCCGGCGACCGGGCGCCAGTTCGCCTACAGCGACCTGTGGGGCCACTTCCGGGGCAGCACGGACGGCCTGGCGCACAACCTGCCCAACGGCCAGCGCATGCGCCACGTCCTTGAGTTCAAGACCCACAGCGCCAAGAGCTTCGCGGAGCTGAAGCGGCTGGGCGTGCGGCTGTCCAAGCCACTGCATTACGCGCAGATGCAGGTCTACATGGCATGGGCCAAGGTCTCGCATGCGCTCTACCTGGCGCGCAACAAGGACACCGACGAGCTGTACGCCGAGCACATTGAAAACGATCCGGTCCTGTTCGACCGCCTGCGCACGAAGGCCGAGCGGATCATCTTCGCCGCCCTGCCCCCGCCGCGCCTGTCCGACGATCCGGCTTTCTACAAATGCAAAATGTGCGACCACCACGCCGTGTGCCACGGCGACCGCGTACCGCGCAAGTCGTGCCGCACCTGCGTCCACGCCAGCCCGGTCAAGACCGGCGACGGCGCCTGGGAGTGCGCGCGCTACCAGATCCAGCCGACCCACGAGCAGCAATTCAAGGGCTGCGAAAGCCACCTGCCGCTGCCGCCGCTGGTGCAGTACGCCGAGCCGCTGGATGCGGGCGATGAGTGGATCTTGATGCGCCACCGGACCACCAACAAGGTATTCATGATCGCCACCGCCAACAGCGTGATCGCCCCCGAGGTGCTGGCCGCCTGTGGCGAGCCGGTGATCTACCAGAGCGCCGAGATTTGCGCGGCGCGCGCCGATGTCATCACCGACGACTGGACCGACGCGGTACGCCGCGAATTCAACGCGAGGATCAAACCATGAAATTCCCGACCAATCATTCATGCGGTTATGCGATCTGTCAGGCGCTGTACGAATACGGCCCGCTGACAGGGGCTGGCGTGCATGCCGCGCTGCCGGCCCGTTTCAACAATGAGCGCACGATCGCCGCAGTCCTGGTTTCGCTGCAGGACCAGGGCTGCATCGTCCTCCATGAGCCGGGCGGGCTTTACCTGCTGACGCTGGCGGCCACCCGGCACATGGACCAGTGCGCGCAGACCGGCACCATTCCCGCAATCGACCCGTCGCGCGTCGCCACGCCCCGCACACCGCCGCCGTTCAGGCCCCTGACCTACAAGCCATCCAGCTACGGCATGCGTGAAGGCTCGAACGACCACAAGGCCTACAAGAGCCGCCATTTCTAATCCCCTTCGAACTCCGAAAGCCCCTATGAAACCTATGCGCGACAAAAACGAACCGCAGCAGCATCCGGCCAACCTGATTGACGCCCTGCTGGCCCATCTGGGCCTGCATAAGGACTCGGTGCTGGCCGAGAAGCTGGGCATGGCGCCCCCGCAGATCTCCAAGATGCGCCACGGACGAACTCCGGTCAACAGCGGACACCTGCTGCGCATGTACGACGTGACCGGCCTCACGATCGAACAACTGCGCAAGTACCTGTACAAATCTTGAAGCTGCGCCCGTACCAGTCGGAGGCGATCGAGGCCCTGTACGCCTATTTCGCGGAGAAGGACGGCAACCCCATCGTTGATACTCCGACTGGATCGGGCAAAAGCGTGATCCTGGCCGGCTTCATCGCGCGTGCGTTAGCCGACTACCCGGCCACCCGCATCATCGTGCTGACCCACGTAAAGGAGCTGATCGAGCAGGACGCCGCGGCGATCCTGCGCTTTTGGCCGCAGGCGCCGGTCGGGATCTGGTCTGCCGGGTTGAAGCGCCGCGAGGTGGCCCAGGTCACGGTGGCCGGCATCGCCTCGGTCCACCAGCGCGCCGGCCAGTTTTCACCGTGCGACATCGTTATCATCGACGAGTGCCATCTGCTATCACGCAACGCGGGCACGATGTACCGGCGCTTTCTGTACGCGCTCAAAGAGTACAACCCCAAGCTGAAGGTGATTGGCCTGTCGGCCACGCCGTACCGGCTCGACTCGGGCCTGCTGACCCATGGCGACGACGCGATTTTCACCGACTTCGCGTACAGCGCCAACGTCGGGGACCTGATCGACCAGGGCTACCTGTCCACCCTGATCAGCAAGCGCGGCCTCACGCGTGCCAACCTGTCCGGCCTGCACCGGCGGGCCGGCGACTTCATCCCCGCTGAGCTGGCCGCGCGCATGGACAAGGTGGAGCTGATCACCGGCGCGGTCGAGGAAATGATCGGCTACGGCCAGAACCGCAAAAGCTGGCTGGTGTTCTGCAGCGGGGTCGAACACGCCCAGCACGTTGCCGACTGCCTGAACCACTACGGCATCGAGGCGGCGATGGTGTGCGGCGACACGCCCGCTATCGAGCGCGCCCGCCTGCTGGCCGAGTTCAAGGCCGGACGTCTGCGCGCCTTGACCAACGCGGACGTGCTCACAACCGGCTTTGACCACCCCGGCGTGGACCTGATCGCCATGCTGCGCCCGACCGACTCGGTGGGCCTGTACGTGCAGATCCTGGGGCGCGGCCTGCGCCCGGTGTACGCGCCTGGCCACGACCTGGAAACGCGCGCCGGCCGCCGCGCCGCCATTGCGGAGGGGCCGAAACCGAACTGCCTGGTGCTCGACTTTGCCGGCAACGTCGAGACCCACGGCCCGATCGACAGCATCCACATCAACCACAAGTCCAAGGGCAAGGGCGATGAGGTCTCGATCGCGCCCGCCAAGGAGTGCCCGACCTGTCACTCGCTGCTCCACACCAGTGTCATGACCTGCCCCGAGTGTGGGTACGAATGGCCGGTGCTGCTCAAGCATGGGCGCGAAGCCGGCAGCGGCGCGCTGCTCGCGTCACAGGTCGAGCCGACCGTCTACAACGTCACTGGCGCGCGCTACACACGCCACGCCAAGCCCGGCAAGCCGCCCACCCTGCGCGTCGAATACCGCACCGGGCTGCTCACGTTTTTTGAGTTCATCCCGCTGGAAGACTCCCGTTCCTGGGTACGCAAGCACGCGGTCAAGTGGTTCTGGCGGCGCGGCCTGCCGTGCCCCGAGACGGTAGAAGAGGCGCTGGCCATGACGATCCCCCGCCCGACCACGATCACGGTCCTCCCGGATGGTAAATACTTCAAGGTGGTGGAGGCGACCTTCGACTTCGCGTAATACCGTTACGACAAATCGTATGATATGTAAAAACATATGATATGCGTAACGGTATTACGCGACCTTCGAAATGTAGAACCTCTTGCTGCGTGTGCTGCTAGAATCCGAGGTTTGAATAGAGCGGGCGCGACGAGTAAATTGGACACTCTGGAATACCATACGCATGACAAATCCGGCTGGGGCGATGGTCCGTGGACCCATGAACCAGACAAGCGCCAATGGCAGGACCCTGCGACAGGCCTGCCCTGCCTAATCGTGCGCAATGGTGTTGGCGCGCTGTGCGGCTACGTCGGCGTGGCCGCAGGCCATCCGCTGTACGGCAAGGGCTACGACGAATTATTGAGCGTGCGCTGCCACGGCGGCCTGACTTTTGCCAGCCGCTGCAGCCCAGGCCCCGAGGACCGCGCGATCTGTCACATTCCCGGCGACGGCGAGAGCGATGATGTCTGGTGGTTCGGCTTCGACGCCTGCCACTGGATGGATCTGGCGCCGGGGATGGAGGCGCAAATGCGCACGCTGATCGCCGGCCACCGCAGCCACGGCATCTACCGCGACCTTGGCTACATGCAGCGCGAAGTGGCGCGGCTGGCCGCGCAATTGCAGGCGCTGGTCTAATCCAACCGCAGCGCGATCTCGCTGGCGGTCGGGTTGTAGTACACGCGCAGCGAATTGATGTCGCGCCAGCCGAGCATGCGCGCCAGGTCCGCGATGGGGAGCTTGCGCGCCAGCCGCGTGCAGGCCTCGTGCCGGCTGTCGTGAAAGTGCAGGTCAACCAGGCCGGCCGCCTTGATGCAGTTGTCACGCCACAGGTGATCGGCCTGGCTGCTGGACAGCATGATGCAGCGCGGGCCGGTCGCTGGCAGCGCGCGGATCAGCTCGACCGCACAGCGCGACAGCGGCACGTCGCGCGCATCGCCGTTCTTGGTCTTGGGCAGATGCACGTAGCGCGCTTCGAGGTAAACGTGCTCCCACCGCAGGCCGAGGATTTCACCCTGCCGCATCCCCGTTTCCAGCGCGAGCAGGAAGGCCACCGCCAGCAGCTGACGCGGCGAACGCGGCGCGGCGGGGTTGTGGTCCAGCGCGTCCAGCACCCGCTTTTCCTCATCATGGCTGATCCGGCGCACCCTGGGCGGGGGATTTTCCGGGCGCTCGACGTCACGCAGTGGATTGTGCGCGATCAGCTTCCACGACTTGCGCGCCGTCTCAAACACCGCTGACAACAGGTTCAGCTCCCGGTTGACGGTGGAGCCTTTGACCCCGCCGCTCTTGCGCCACCTAACCCATTCCTGCAGGTCGTCGGCGTCGATCTTGGCGATCCGCTTGCCGGCGCACGGCAAGGTCCGCGCCAGGCGCTTGAGCGCGTTGATCTCGCGTCGGTCGTCGCCGCGCTCGGGCACCTCTTCCGCGATAAAGCGCTCGATCACCTGGGCCAGCGTGGCCCCGCTGCGGGCGCGCCGTAGCTCGTTCGGAATCTCGACCTCGCGCCGCTTGCCCCATCCGACCGCCTCCTTGCGCGTTTCAAAGGTGGCCGTCTCGCGCACCCGGTCCTTGCATACCGATACCCGGAACTTGCCGCTGCGCGGCTGAATGCTGGCCATGGTTTCCCCCTGTACAGTCCAGTACCCCACAACATTGTTAAGCCTTGTTTAGACAAATACAGTCAAGCCCAATATAATCCAGCCTAAACAAGGAGGGAGTCATGCCGCGCAAAGTGTACGGTTTCTTTAATCAGAAGGGTGGCGCCGGTAAAACACCGCATGCCCTGCATCTGGCCTATATCTTGGCTGAGCAGGAGCCAGAGGCCAATGTCGCAGTGTTCGATCTTGACCCGCAAAAGCGCGCGCAAATGTGGGCCAACGCCCGCAAGGAGCCGCCGCTGTTCTCCGTGTTTGGCAAGGCGTCGCCCCGTCTGAATGAGACGTTCGAGAAGGACGCGCGGA